GATGCGATGGTCGGGCATGGTACCGACGAATATGCGGCCCTCGTCACTCCTGCATTAAGATTCTTCGAGCTCGAGAAGGAAGATATCGGCGAAGTGATCAACCTGAAAGCTGTCACCGGCGGGCAGGCGCTCGAAGTCGCGCCGATAGCAAGTTTCGAGTTCGATGGAGCGATCGGCAGGTGGGAGATTGGTAACTATACGGAAGACCGCACGATTAACGCGGAAAGCTACACGTTTGACGAGCTCGGCGACGTATTAGGAACCCTGGTTAAAAAGGACTTGAATCTGTAATGAGAATAGGCGAATTAAGTACAGGATTAGCTTTGAGCGCCCTCCAATCGGTGCGTGTGAATGCCGCGGGTACAGCTTATGAGGCATACTCCCCGTCATCCCTGTTTCAGCCGGTCGATGCCACCCTCACCGCCCTCGCAGGCCTCACCATCGCCGCTAATACTTTAACCATCGGCACAGGTGCGGACGCCTTCAGCCAGACGTCATTTGCCGCCAATACCTTCCCCGCGCGCGCATCGACCGGAAACCTCGTAGCCAAGACCATCACCGACAGCGGTCTCGCGCTCGTAGGACTCGTTATCGCTCAGGGTGATCTTATCTACGGCACGGGAGCAGGCACAGCGGCGGTGCTGGCGAAAAGTACGAGTGCGACGCGGTACCTCTCGAATACAGGTACATCGAATAATCCGGCGTGGGCGCAGGTAGCACTCGGAACGGGGGTTTCAGGTCAGTTACCGATAGCTAACGGCGGAACAAACGCGACGAGCCAGACAACGAACGGCGTGGCCTACTTTAACGGTACGGGCATCGTTACCGGCACGGGCTTAGTCTGGGACGCAACCAACAGCCGTATAGGTGTCGGAGCAACGTCGCCCGCAGCGATTGGGCATTTCAAAGCACAGAATAATTCCGACGCGGTGATATTTGGAGACGGCACGGCATCGCATACTGGCTATTTGCTTCAACTGGGAAAGAACGGGAATGGCGCGTATTTTCGCGTCGATAAGGACGGAATAATCACCGACATCGAGGGAGGCTCGGCAATCATCCGCCGCTCCGGCAATCAGCCTTACTTCCCGAATGGTTTGTCTGTGAATTACATCGCGAGCACTACGAACAGCACTGCGCAATTGCGATTTGACCACTCGCCGAATTACCCTTTTAAGATTATTCCCACGTCCGGCGGGGCGGGGAGAGCGTTAACACTATTATCTGATGCTTCTCAAAGCGTTCCGGTGTTCGAAGTATGTAATCCGAGCTTTACGCCAAAAGTCTGGGTAGATCATAACTTTCATCTGAATATCGCAAATGCCGGGAATCTGATATTCGGCACAACGACCGGCACGAAGATCGGCACGGGCTCGACGCAGAAACTATCTTTCTACGGCGTCACTCCCATTTCTCAGCCATCGGACTTCTCGACCTTTACCGACAGCACAGGTGGTAACACGATGATCCCGGCACTGGTCGCAACGGGGGATTCGGACGCAAACGATAACTTTGCGAAAATTGTACTGATGATCGAAGAGGTTAGGACGCGATTAAAAAACTTAGGATTAATAGCATAAGGAGAAAATATGGAATTCACATTTGAAGAGGCAAGTTTGATAAAGGCAGTGCTCGGGCAGCAGCAGATCCAGTGCGGACAGCCGGGGTTTTTGAAAACGGCAATGATAATGGACTCGGTACTGGTTAAGTGCGAGTCCATTATCGAGGCGAACAATCCAGCGGAGAAACTAGCCTCCGCAGCGAAGTCGAAAGATAAATAGAATCTAAAAGTTTATCTCGACGCCCTTGCCTTGGAAGTCGGGAGGCTCGACAACGACCGTCATAGTACCGGCCCGCTTACTGCGCATTATGACGGTGTAGCTCGAGCACGGCAGGACCGGTTCAAAAAAGAAGTAACCGAACGGTGTTGTACGGGTATAGGTAAAGAATTCTAACTCGATGATGGACCCGGCGGGCGCGGTGCCGTAGATAGGTTGCGGGACTCCGCAGGCCAGGGAGATGATCGGTGTTAAAAGGATCGTTAAAAGAAGGACAAGAAAACTGCGTTTGGACGCAGTACGGCTATTTGTTAGTCTTAACTGGGACATGATTTACTCCTAGAAAGTAGATTGTGTAAGAAGCGAGGTAGTGTTGACGCATCCCCTCGCTTCGCCCAGACATTATATCACAGCTTTTTTCTAAATAACCTTCTGCGTCCTCTTAATAAACTCTTCTACAAGCGGATATAAAGATTTGCCGGTTCGTTTCCTATAATTATCCCATCGCTGCTTTGGCACGAATGGTATAGGGCCGGTCCTGTCTCGAAACACTATGAACGCGTCGATCTCCCTATCCAGCAGCTCGCAAACTTCATCGTTCGTTTTTCCGATAGTTCCCTTTACATAGATCAACACTTTCGCGGTCTGCTGAACACCTTCGATCAGACATTCCGCGTGAACGCCGATAGTTGCGTCCGGATGCTTTGCCTCGGCAAGCTGCCTGGCCTCGGTGAGGTCGTAAGTGGTCGGCCACCATTCACAGTCGTACATATACCAAAGCTGAAAAGGTGAGGTGTAGCGGTATCGGGGCATCGGACGAACAGGATAGCAGATTCTGTTGCACAGGTGAAACGGTTAAAATACTGTCTATTCGTAATCACATAGTCAGTAAAATGGACAGTAAAATTCGCAATGATAGGTCGAAAGCCTGTAAACACTGGACGCGACCCCGGCAGCACTTCCTTCTTCGGATCAGAAGGACGAAAGTTTGAGTCTTTCAGGGTGCACCAATAAAATCAAGCAAATAGCGGGGCCATACGGACTCTGCTTTTTTATTTTGTTCTTGCAATAGGACGGGAAAGGGGCTAGAATCCTACCTCAAATAGTCAGTAGTTGGACAGTAACTTATGCCTAAGAAACGAGGCCGGTACGGGGATTACACCGCGATCATAGACGGAGATCTATACGCGGTTGTAAATATTCCTCTCGGAAACGGCAAATATAAGAAAAAAAGAAAAAAAGTTTCGAGCAAAACCGAGGCTCGGCAATGGGCACTTGCCATGCTCGATAACCCACAGGCTGAGAATGTTTCGAATAAAACCTTTACTTGGCTGGCAGAGTGGTACGAGCGAGAATTTTTGATACCCCCGGTCTATCAAACAGGGAAGCGGCTGATCGGCGTGCGGACGTGGAAGGCGCAGCGGTACACCTTGGCGCACCTGGTAAAGCAGTTCGGCCTGCATCAGCTCACTACGATCTCCGTGGACACCTTAAGGCGGTATAAAAGGGAAAGACTGAAGCACGTATCTATCGCCACCGTAAACCGCGAGTTTGCTTTAATGCGGACGATGTTTAAAAAAGCGTTGTCTCGAAAATGGGTAAAAGAAAGTCCGTTCGATTTTGGGGAGAATCTTATTGAGATCGCCTTGGAGCTGCCGCGGCAATCACCTCTAACGGACAGGATCGCTAAACGCCTGCTCGCGCGGTCCCGGAAGTCCGAGCAGCCCCTTTTGCATTATCTAATACTTGTTGCCATGCACACCGGCGCCAGACCGTCGGAGATCCATCCGTTCAATGCTTCTGACGATAGCGTGATCCGGGAGCCGTTAACGTGGGCGCACGTTCTCGAGTTCGACTTCAAAGCCGTCAGGTTAGTTTCTTATAAAGGAAGAATTCGCAAGGAAAGGGTTGTGCCGGCATCGCGGGAGCTTGAGACTGGATTAAGAGCGCTGCATCTCCGCACAAACCCTTCACCGGAAGATATTATATTTCCGATTACCACCTTTCGGCGGTCGTGGGCAACGCTTTGTCGATCGATCGGCGTGAAGGGTATATGGCTGCGAGATTTTCGGCACTACTATAATTCGAAGATCCTGCTCATGCCTCAATTTAATGACATGGAAAGAATGTTATTGCTCGGGCAGGTGCACCTTTCGACAAACGTTCGATATTCGCATTTAGACGAGGCTTTTGTGAAGAAGTACAGGGAAGTGATAAGCGGGCCGATAATAGAGACGGATTCGATCAATTAGCGTTTGCGCTTTTTTCGCAGCACAGTAATATCTTTTATTTCGATCAGGGTCTTACGAATACCGACCGGCTCGAATGTGGCGATTCCATCGTTCTGGGCGATGGTATTCTTATTCAGCCCCCGGGTGCGGTTTACCTCTCCCCGGGTGACAAGAAGATCCCCCAAGGCGTAGATGATCGGCAGAGCGTCGATAACTTGGTCCAATTTCTCTTCTAATCGTTTTTCGTCGTCCGTGCTCATACTTCTTTACCCCTTTTCCATAACTTCCGTCATCCGGTACGCAAAATATCTTGTAGGTCCCGATTCGTCGCCGCCGAAGTCCATCGATTCGATCTCTGAAATAATGTCGGTGATCGCTAGTTTGTGATCCCGCAGCCAGTCGGGCTGTTTCTCGTAGTGACCGATAGATTCGAGTTCGTTGCACGCCTCGACCCATCCTTGGCAGAGAACTTCCTTGCCGTCCGGTACTTCATTGCCTTCCGCGTTGAAATGGCAGAGAAACGGTGTCGGAATGTCGGCGCAGAGCGCGGCCTTGATCGCCGTCAGACCGGATAGGTTCGCTTTCGTTCCCTGGGTAAATCCACAATCTCCGCAGCGGGATTTCCGGTATCGGTAATTATCTATATCCGACGGATTAATTTTTTGTCCTGCGATCATACTTTACTCCCCCCTGGTTCTGGACGGGCTGCTTTGGTCCCGTTTTTATTCATTTCTGAGCGCCCTGAGATGACCACGACGCTCGCTAATCTGCTCAGTTTGCCGTCTGGTGACGGCTCCGCTCGTAGAGAATGGAGACGCCGTTTTAGACGCCTCCCGCCTCCTTGCCTTTATGCTACCGCTTGACCGGCTTCACCATCAGCTTCTCCTGCCGCCGGTTTCTTGTCGTAGATCGAGCCGGTAAATGAGTTCGGAATGCAGTCCGTCGCCTCGTCCTTGTCGGTCACATCCATTACCTTTGTTTCCGGCTCAGTCTCGAGCGTAGTGTGAATATCGTCGGTTTCTTCTACCATAATTTCTCCTTTTTGCCTTTTCGGAATAGCCAGAAAAAGTAGTACCCACCCCCGCCGAAAAGGATTACAAGGCTAAGTACTCCAATGAGCCAGAACAATACAATCTTGCCCATACTATTTATCTCCCACCATTACAGGACTGTTCCCGCCGAATACGAGCGTGCCAGAATGCTGCCGCCATTCGCGGGCTATCTCCACCTGTAATTCGAGTTTGCGAATCTCTAACAGCGCGGGGTTCGCATAAGTCGCGGCCTCGACCTGTTTCTGTTGAGCATTAACCTTCGACGCCTCCAGTCCGGCTTCGGCGGCTTGCTTGAGTTTCTGATTAGCAACAACCTGTGACGCGGCCTGTTCGATTCGATCATCGACAAAATCCGGCCGTCCGATTATCTGGATAGATTCGATTTCCTGTCCGAGCTGCGTTTCGAGTATCGGCTTCATTTTCTCCGATATTCGAGATTGAATAGCTTCTTGATTCGCGAGAATGCCATACGCGTCGTATTCGGCAATAGCGTTCTTTGTCTCGGTATTAAGTTGTCCGACAAGGACGCGGGAAAACTGCTCGTTGCGGGTTTTCTCTACAAGGCCGAACTTCCGAACGTGGTTTTCTATTGCCTCATCCGAATTTTTCAGATGGTACGTGACCGCGATTTTGATAGAGAGTCCTGCGTTATCCTTCGACGACGCCTGCACGTCGGCTTCCGTGGTTTGCGACAAAAGCGAGACGGTGTAGTAATCGTCGCCAATCGTACTCCAGGACGAAACGCCGCCGTCGGATGCACGGATAATCTTGGTCATTTTGTCCCAGATCGTTTGAATCTCAACCGTGCCTTCCTTGGCGGTCTGCCAACATCCGGTCATTAAAAAACTCATTCCGATAATTGTTAAAAGTAATAGTTTATTTTTCATATTCTCCTTTGGTTTTGTAGAGCGCGTACCAACGCGCCAGTTGCTCCCTCGTCGTCCGTGCTGAGCGATTGCTCAAGCTCTGAAATGTTCCTACCTCTTCGATTCCTTCCCCCGAAAAATAACTACCGCGCAGGGGAAAGGCGCATTGATCTTTGATTCGCCGAACTTTACCCGCTTGAAAATGAATCTCACTTGGACACCGTGGACAGGTCTGTGCCGTTCGTAATCCCAGAACCTTGCCCACCACCGCGTTTCGGTCTTAGCCGGTATCAGACAGACGACCGTGGATCCTTTTCTCGATTCGACGATAGCCTTCTCAATCCAATCTCCAGTCTTTCGTCCGTAAGGCGGATTAACGTAAACTGTTTCGCCCGACCAGTCCTGTACCAGTCCGTCATCGTGGATCGTGTAAAACTTGTCGCACTTCGCATTTTCAGGCGTTGCACACGGATCGAGGGTAAAGCCGAACTCTCTATTCAGCTCGTCGAAAAGATACTGAGGCGTCGCCCACTCGACCGTCTCACTTGAAAAATGTACGTCGTGCATAAATTACCTCTTCGGTCTATACCCCCAATCCCCTCGATCCTGACAATCTCCACACCCCATACAAACGCCGTTCGAGCATCCGCACGGAGTCTGGCACCCACTGCAGGCGTGAGATTCAGGATCATCGTCCGGCGGTTCCGTCAGAGCGGCGGGAAGTGGTGTCTGAGTTCTTGCCTCGGCAAATGCGGCACACAGATCCGATGCTTTCTTGTGGCACAGGTCGAAGGCTTCGAGGGCGGCGGCTTCCATTGTTTTGGCGGTAAGCAAATCTTCAAAGACGTTCAACGCGACGCAGATGTAGCGCCATCCATATACGCTTCTATCCACCCGAATATACGTTGTCTTAACATTCGTGCTAGCGTACTCGCCTTTTTGTACCGTCCAGATCACTCCGGCCGGCGCTTCAAATGTATCGGGTAATGATGATTCGTTTTCCATACTTTGTTTCTCTCTTCCTGCCGGGGGCCGGTTTAGGATCATTTCGGAGCTTGGCCTATCGCTTGTCTCGGGGGCGACGTGCTCAGCCTGACGCTATCGCGCCTCCCTTGTTAGCCGTCGAGCAATCCCCATCCATCAACGATTCTTTTCGCTAATCGGTAGTTACCCTTTTCCGCTTCTCGTAAGACTTCGGCGAACATCCGAACACCCGCCGATTCCATCCCGTAAATTGTGTTTTTGTGAAAGACGCTGTTTTTGATCCGCTGAAATAAATATCTATCCTCGTCGCCGTTATAAATCTCGGTTTCGTTTAGGTAGTCTTTCGCGTATTTCAGTTCGATCTCGGCAAAGCCCGGCAACCGTAATTCGGCGGCCTCGATGTGAAGCGCGTCTTTATCGCACTGTTTTATGAGCGCCATATTGATCGGCGTCGGAAAGGTTTCGTGCAGGCAAAACTTCTCATATATACGTTGGTCGATGAAAGTTTGCTCGTCTTTCATACACTGGCATTTGAACGGACGCGGCACGTCGCTCGTGACCACTTCGTGCGCATCGTGGAGCAAGCCCCAGACAAGGTTTTGCACGTCACCGGAACGCCTGTACGCCATTAGCCCGACGAATATAGAGTGCGGCAAGAGCGTGTACCAGACAGCCCCGCCATAGCGACAAATACGACCCATATGGACAGCAATATCCTCGGCGGTCGGCGTGCCCGTTTCACCGCCTTGTTTCTGAATATGAACTCCCGATTGTGTAATCATTAATCTCCCCCGTTGAGCCCGCCCACTGGCGGCGGACTGAGAACGTGAGCACCGTGGTTAGCGATAATTCACGCTCCGAAATAATCCTTACTCCGCAGACGCGAAAAAGCCCGCTTCTGTCGTTTGATAGACATAACGGGCCTTTGAAGAAAGTTAAAACTTTTTCTAGATTAGGTTTTTAGGGAGTTTGATTATTTGAATGATTAGATGGTCTAAATCTACACTATTTTGAAGACTTTTGCAAGATGATTTATGAGCGTTCGAGATATTAGCCACGCTCGCCCGTCGTCCCAGTTTCGGCTCTGGGGAGCCATCCCTTATTCCTTCAAGCGGAGCAATGGAGGCGGTTTTAGGGCCTTTACCGACGGCGTGCTAGTAAGCGACTTGAAGTTAGACCTGGCGCGCTTATTCAGTTCTTGTATGCGGGCAGCTTGCGACACGCCTTGATCGATCAGTATAGCGTTATAGCTCTCAATGTTTGCGAGCACCAAGAGCTGCTCGACGGACGCGTGGTCGCGGATATTGCCGGGGAGTGCTGCGTTGGCGTCTCGCCATTCCTTGGACGTTTGACCGAATACCGCGACGTTAATAACATCTGCCTCATTGGCATATATAAAACCGGCCTGTTTAGCTGTGACGGTCGGCGGCACTAACCGTTTTTTAACGGCATCCGTGTGCAGACGGTAATTCACCTTAGCCAGTGTGCGGTTAATGTCCCACCCGGGCTGACGCCCCTTCGTCTCTTCTTCCTTAAGACGCTGGAACTCTTTTATTACATACAATCGAAACGCCGGCGAGAGCCACGATGCGAACTCGAGAGCGATGTCCTTATGCGCATACGTGCCACCATAGCGGCCGGCCCGTGCCTCTAGTCCGATCGCGCCCGTCCGCTCCGTCCATTGCTTGGCGGATAGGAGAAATTTATTAGATCCGGCCTCAGTTCTAATTAGGTGGAATTCCACCATTTTAAAATCTGGATTGTTTAATTCCTCCCAAATCCCTAAGTATTCGAGGGTGTTTTTGTTTTGCAGCCAATTCTTTATAAGCTGATCCCCGCCCTTGAAGCTCTTAACCATATCCGTCAGACAGATATAGTCAGCCTCGCCGTGCGGGATAACATTGATCGTTTTTCCTTGGACCTGTATAGACTTCTTCATAATTTAATCTCGCTTAAAACCGCCACTCCATCAAATACCATGCTAACGCCACGGCACCAACGAAAATAGCGCCGAGCCTCGACGCCATTCGTCTATTGAACCGTTCGTTATGACGGCGTATTGTTTCGATCTCTGAATTCATCCACCTATCGGAGTATTACCGGCGAACCCGGAGTCGTGGACCCATCCGATGAAGCTGCTGATCGGCACCCACCCTTTTATTCCGACTACCGGCGTATGCCCGGTTATCCCGGCTATTGGTACGAATCCTTTCATTGTTTTACTCCTATTTCTTTTTCTTTGTTTCTTTCGGACTTTCTTTAGGCCGAGAGTCGGTATGTGGTATCTGCTCACCGGCGAAATGCTTGAAATTGATCTTATAGTTTTTAATTAACGGGTTTTCCTGAACGATAGCTGTGAACGGCGAAGTTTGTCCGGGCATAAGCGGATTGTATTCCAGAAACGACGTTTCGCTTGAAATGAGCTCGCCATTAGCGCCGTAGCTGTCCACCACGACATTAACGGTCTCAAGTTTCTCGCCGCTTATGTTTTTCACCTGCCCGGTGATCTTAAGACTGAAGCTATTGCGTTCGCCGCGGCTCGAAAGCAGTTCGAGTTTGGGGGTGCTCGAATCCGATGCGGTCGGAGTGCTGCCAGTTGAAGATCCGTCTTTCGGGTCCGGGCATTTACAGCCGATAACGATCAGAATCAAGATAACTGCGACGAGGTTTATATTATTTTTCACAATATTCTTATGGAAGTTTCTTAAATGTAACTACGTCGCCCTGGGCCTCAGAGAGGGGGCAGTAACCCAAGATAGCGCCAACAGCCTCGGGACCATCTTGAGCAACAAACTCGCCATCAGCTCGCTGTATGATCGTGCAGAGGTCATTGTGAACCAAGCGGGCGGTTTCTAAGCCGTTCTCACCGTGGACAAGGATATTGAGTCCATCGACCGGCGTGTAAAGCCGGGATGTAAGCACCACGCTCGAAGCCTCAATGTTCATATCTCGCATTGTACGGCGATTAACACTAAAAAATAAGGGCCTGCCCGAGTATGAGAATTCGCACTCAAACCGCGGCACTCTTACGCCTGTGATCTCAGGCTTTCCAAGGCTGAGGATTTCACAGAAGGCCTGCGTGTACTTATCAATAACATGCCCGCCACATTCGTTCGCAATCTGAGACAGCTGTGCGTACACGCGCATCGATTCGGGAAATCGGCGGAGCTTAGCTAGGCATCGGCATTTAGTAAGAAGGGCCTCCATCTGAGCGTCGTGATTCTCGGTTTTTAATAAGAAACGGAGTGCCAAGTCTATAGACTGAAGAGCTTGCGCGAGGCGCCCTTCGTCCAGATAGGTCAATGCGTGCGTTTCGTGCGCGTGAGCGGTCAGTCCATCGGGCAAAACCTTAATCGCACGGTCGGCGTAATCATGAGCCGTTGCATAATGTTTGTGCCGGCGATTCCAAATCGCTATCTCGTTGAGATTCAATCCAAGATAAGTACGATTTTGGGCATGCTTTGATAACGCTACCGCCTTGTTAAGGTGGGCAAGGCTGCGGTCAGATTGCTCAACATGCTGAAAAACAATGCCTGCGAGGTTATGGTATTGGATTACAAGACGCTCTTCGGCGCAATCCGGGATAGATTCGCCGACTGACTGAAGAACGGCCGCGGCTGAGTCATAATCGCCCTGAAAATGAAGTACGCTGATCTGGTTGAGCTGGATTCGGATGGTAGCCGGGTGCGCGGCCCCGAATCGCCCTGAGACCATGGTTAGAAGGTCCCGGAATTCCTCCAATTCCCCTAGATAGTAATAGCATTTCGCAAGAAGGATCTGGGCATCGGCGGTTTTCTCTGCGTCGTCGAGAGATGTGAATAAATCAACCGCATTAGTAAGGGCGTCTTTCGCGCGCAACTGGTACCCAACGCGACCTTCAGCCCATCCCGCATGATTAAGATATAACCCCGCGTACTTAATCAACTCAGCGCGAATCGCCGGCTCATATTCCGCGAAGTCGGGGGGCGTTGCGGAGTCCCAAATAGGCTCTAGTACGTCTTTGATTGAAGAGAAATTACCGCTTAGCTCCGCATCTCGCGCCTGGAGAATGATTGTTACTGCATCGGTTAGTGTATTCAGGGGTACTGACATAGGAGACAACCTTCTGTTAAAGTATTACGGATACCATTTTGTATCGCTTCTCAGCCAATATTAGGAGAAATTTATGAAACATCTGATTCTTTTGATCGGGCTTGTGCTCGGTCTATCTGCGTTTGCTTTTGCGGGCCATGTGCCGATCGTTAACGTCGCTGGATGCGCCCCGGGCATCTACTGGCAGGCCTATGAGCCGGACACTGTAGATTATTGCTGCCCTCAGGGTGAAGTCTGCCCCGAGGCCCGTACGCTCCTTATAACGAAAGTTGATAAGGACATAACAATTGTGGAAGTATTCCTTTTTCCGAAAAGGTTTGCAATCTTCTCACAAGATACTTTCAAAATCAACAAGTAATCTTGATGGGGTGTTCAATGCGCCCCATTTTTTATAATTTTTAAGATTTTTACTCTTCGTCATCGTCCTGAATCTCCAACGCCGCGGCAAGCGAAATAACCTCATCGTTAACATCTTTAAGAGACGGCCTGGAATCTTCTTCCACCGCCCCATGTTCTTTCATTTTTCGCTCGAATTCCTCTGTACTATTGATCAGCTGCTCGATCTGTCGGCGCACAAAGTCTTGTCCTACCGGCGTTAATACCTCCATTCCCGATATCAGATCGTCAATGTCAGGCGTGGATACCGCAGCGCTAGACGGCCCCGACTCTCGCAAGAGCCTAATCGCATCGTAAGGCTTTCCGCCAGCAGCCTTGAATAACGCTCTCGCCTTTTGGTGGGAAACGTTAATTCTGCCGTCGGGTGATCGCACGGTCCCTTTCTCAAGTTTCGCAATATACGACAAATCGATCGGTTCCCCGGCATCCGCAACACGCTGAGCAAGAGTTTTTAGCGACACTTTTGCCACGGCCGTTCGCAAGCGGTGAAGCTCTTCGCCGAAGAGGTTCTTGTATTCAGTTTTAGGGTCTGTGCCGGGCATTAGCCCTATTCTTTCCAAAAGAATGGTCATAGTCAACGCCTTAAACTCAAATTTGTTTTGAGTACGTGCCTACTATAGGCGCAAATAATCCTTCCCGTCAACCCCTCATAGTCAAAATCTGGCATGTAGTCCATAAATATCATTTGACTGCATTCCAATAATATGGATAATAGACTCATATGATCACAGGCGTAAGAGTTCTATCACCGGCCCTGGTAAGGGCAGCCCGAGGCGACCGAAAGCCTATGGATATTGTGCGTAATAGTAACGGCGTTTTCTCGCTGACATCTTATCAACAGTGGGAATCAGGCGATTTCACGCCGACAAACCCGCGCAAACAGGCCGCGCTTGTCCTTGCTCTTGGCGTCGATAGCTATGAGAAAATTTCAGTTCCTTACGAAGCTACCGATCTATCGGCGGCGACATCGTAAGAATTGGAATACATTCAAATTAGATTTGACATTAGATCGATGATGCGATAATATTGGAATCAGTTCAAAGGAACGCAGGCCGAAACGATAACGCGCAGAGAGAACTGCTAAAAGATAAATAAACACATCGCCGAGGCCGATCAAGCAGGGGAATTGAAAACATAACGGGGGCGAGTTTGGTTATTTGAGTGATTAGATACCTTTCATTTAACTTTTCTCACCCCAACGAACAAGCGGGAACGATCACGGGCGGGTTTATCAACTTTTTTGAGAGGAGTTCAAATGACGACCACAGACATCACCTTAAAAACAGAATTCGAGGGCGAGACGGTATCGGTCGAAATCGAGAACGGACGGCTTTGCTTGATGCTCGCTAACGGAATGGCGATCTTACCGCTCGAAGCGATCCAGTGGCTGCAAAAGGCTTTGACGAGACTCGAAGCCCACATCCAGGAGGAAGGGCAATGAACGGCTTCATCCCCTACCTCCACACCGGCGACGAGATCGGCATAACCAACCTTGCGGACGGCATAGACGATTCGGATGCAACCAACTGGTACAAGGTCGCGGAAGTAACAGAGAGAGACGGGCAGAGAGCCTACATCATTGAATGGTCGGACGGATCGAGAGCGATGAGCGCGATCAGGCATTCACAGCTCCAACATTACACCTACTCGGTACGAACGAACATTCAGGTCATCGACACGTCGGCAGCGATGGAAGATGTAGAGAGATTTTTACAGCTTATAGCGGCTTAGAGAGGAAACGATTATGACCACAGATTATTCAACACTATCGGATGCGGCACTGGAAGAGGAATACGAGGCCGCGAACCACAATTCGACTCTAGCGAGTCAATTCAACGAGGATCCGGCCCGGCAGCTCGCTATCGATGATCGAGTAGGCGCGATTGTTGAGGAATTGGAGCGTCGCAACCCCGCACGATTTCAGGACTAAAAGGATAACCATTATGACCACATCACCAGAAACAATAGAACGGTGGAACGAGATTATGGAAGCCGGCAAGCGTTTAGCAGCTATGCCGAACCATCCCCAGGAATACCTAAACTCATCCTTCCCCGCGAGATTCTCCAGTTATTGCAAAGTTTGCAACAACTCGATTAAAGCCGGTACGGAAGCGGTATTTCTCGATAAGAAAGTGGTTCACTTCGCCTGCGGTAAGCACACCGTTGATGTTCGTATCTGGAGCGGTCAGGAAAACATACGCGGCACCCACTTCCAGGTCCAGAGCAACCCTTACTGCGAAATGCCGAACTGCAAACGCCTTATCTGCATCTGCAACGAAACTCACGCCGTATGCTCCGGCAATCTTCATAACTGGAAAAAGCAGCACGCCGCCTGCACGGCACCGGGAGAATGGACGGCGGAACAACACGCGATCGTCGCGGAGCAGGCGGCTTAAGGGAGGGGATTATGGCGAACAATTCCAAGCGATGCCGGTTTTGCGGATGGATTCACGACCGAGATGATGTTTGCGCCGACTACTACCGGGTTGACTGTAAGCACTGCCGCTGCACTCACGATTCGGGCGACTTATGCGGAACCCGTCGGAACGCTTACGGCGGAAAGATAAGCGGCAAGCCTTTACAGCACGAAGATATTCGGAGAGCGCATTTACGATGATTCGCACCCGCACAAAGGAACGCCCGACCTCGGACAAGTACCGGAACGATAGAACGGTAAAGCTGCCGTGCCGCTACACCAACAATCGCGCAGAGAAGGTCGTGGAGAAGAAGCGGAAGGGGTTGAGGCAGGTAGGGAAGCGGGGCGTGCTCAACCTGTTTATGAATCAGGTACTGGAGCTGTTCTTTATCAAATCGGGGATCGAGCGCACCTGTCACGTCTGCTACGGACGGAACTATTGCGGGGATATCGACCGCGCTCACTCGAAGCGCAGGCCCGAAATAAATATTGAGGACTGGTGGTCGATATTCAGAGTGTTACCGGCAGGCAGGAATTGCCACTTCGCGATAGACAAGCGCGGACGACGGAGAGCCGAGAGGTTAATAGAACGCTTCATTAAGCGGATGTTCAGAGCGGTAGATATGGACGACAGAGCAATAAAGGAACTACTGATCGAATGTGCCGACGAGATCCAGGAACTGGACGCTCAATCAAAGCGACCGCGCTTCATGCACTTCGACGTTACGTTCCAAGACCCGCGGCCCTATCCGATAAATCTGGACGAGGTAGGCACGGACGGTAAAAAAGTTTGGACAGTTACGGAGGAATAGATGTGAAAACAGATGGAAACGATTTTATAAGCGGACACGACACGATTAGCAATGTGCCGAACACGCCGCTAACTAAACGGGAATACTTCGCAGGACTGGCGATGCAGGGCTATTGCGCAAACTCATCGCTCGCCACCGAGCCGGACAGCCTACTCGCTGAATATGCGATTAAGACCGCCGACGCTCTCATAGACGAACTCAACCGGGAGAACAAATAACAATGATCTTAACCGACGACGAACCAACCGTAACCGTCCATCTCGGATACGACAACGGAATGAACCACATCGTTAACTCCGTCTCGCGCCAGGCTGAGCACTGCTCTCCCGTGGTCGTAGGGCCGGACAGATCGGACGAATGGCTTGCTCAGGCACTGAGACCGGACAGCGAGATACTCCCCGGCGATGTTGTCGAGATATTGGAGGCGAAATGAAAGTTTGGGTAGCTAACCATCACGTCGCGCTTAACACCGACCCGGACATAAACGAATGGGCGAGCAAGTTCGAAGTGGGCAAACCGCAGCAGACCAGCGCCGACGGCACAAGTGTCGAAGTCTTAGATAAGCACGGCTATATCGGTCTGTATCGCGACGAGACGCCGGAAGAAAAGGCTGAACGCAAGGAGGAATCGAAATGAAACAACTACTCGGCTTTATAGCATTCCTTATCATCGCCGTCCTTGTAGGCGCATCCATCGGGTACGAACAAGCAGCCGAACGCTGTCAGCAGATCGTGGAGAAAAACCGCTGACCCGACCGATTCACTGAGACCAGGGGCCGCGGGCCTCTTCCTGAGCGAATCGCTCTGATCGAAAATTTAGACACAGGAGCAAATAATGAGTTTCAACAAAATTATCGTAGTGGGCAACCTAGGGCGCGAGCCTGAGTTGCGCTACACGCCGCAGGGTAAGGCTGTATGCAGCTTTACTATGGCCTCGAATGAAAAGAGGCGTGATAAGTCCGGCGATGCGCAGGACGTAACGACGTGGTTCCGCGTGACCCTTTGGGAAAAGATGGCGGAGAACGCTTCGAAGTATCTCGACAAAGGTTCACAGGTTTACGTCGAAGGCAGACTTCGAATCGAAGAGTGGCAGGATCGCGACGGCAACAATCGCTTCACCTTGGAAGTTTCGGCTTCGGATATGAAGTTTCTCGGCACTCCCGCACAGCGCGACGAACAGCCCGCACAACGTGAGAATCCAAACACGCCACAGGAATTTTCGGGACCACCAAACACTGAGGACGACATCCCATTTTAAGGAGGCATTATGGAATTCAAGAAAGCAACAAAAGAAAATGCCCGCCTAAGAATGGCCTTAACCGGAATATCGGGAAGCGGGAAAACATACACGGCTTTAGCTATCGGCTCCAACCTTGGAGAAAAGGTAGCGGTGATCGACACGGAGCGCGGATCGGCTTCGAAGTATGCGGACATATTCGGCTTCGATGTTTTGGAGTTAGAGAAGTTTTCGCCGGAGAACTACATCGCCGCGGTACACGCCGCAGAGGAAGCAGGGTACGACGTGCTTATTATCGACTCGCTTACTCACGAATGGTCTGGCACAGGCGGGATTCTCGAACTGCACGACAAGGAATCCGCCAGGCTGAAGGACAGCTTCAGAGCTTGGGGCGCAGCGACGCCGAAACATAACGCCGTGCTTAACGCGATTCTGGGATCGAGATGCCACGTTATCGCGACTATCCGCAGTAAATCGGAATACTCGGTCGAAAAGGACGGTAACAAAACCACCATCCGTAAAGTAGGTATGGCGCCCGTCCAGCGTGACGGCATCGAGTACGAATTCGACGTGCTCGGCGACCTCGACCAAAACAACAATCTCAGCATCATTAAGACCCGTTGTATCGACCTTTTGGACAAGACCTACCCCAAGGCAGGGAAGGAAGTAGCGGCGACCTTAAAGGCGTGGTTATCGCCCAACGGGAAGCAAGTGGACGACGCCCCGCGCTCGGAACTTCAAGCGAAGATCCTCGAAACCTGCAAGTCGCTAAATACGGAAGGCGATTCGATTACTTGGAACAAAGTACAGCTCGACGAATACACGAACCATAGCTACGGCGCGGCATTTAGCGAACTCGGCTACGACACGCTGAAGAAGCTGGCGATCGATCTGAACGAACGCTTACTGGTACTAAAGAAATAACAACATTCGGGGTACGGCACCGACCGCGAGGAAGCGCGGACCGTTACTAGGCAAAGCAAAAACTGAAGTGATACGCACGACCCCGAACCTTTAATAACGATATGGAAAAGCTGACAGAAGAAATTGTAGAGAAGATGACGCCGGACGAACTGCTTCAGAATATGGCGAGCATTTCCCAGGGCTACCAGTCAGAACGCCAGGAGCTCGCTAAAGCGTCCGAGGCGTGGCACAAGAAACAGCGTAAGACCCGCCTCTATCTCGCGTTCGGATTGCCGGAGAAACTTGAGAACCCGGCAACGTTGGAGTACGCCAAGGAAGTAAAGACCAAGAAGCTCTTAGCGGACGACGTAAAGGCGCTGATCGAGCTCGAGTGCGAAAAAGAGTACGAGGAATACCAGGTTCTCAAGCTCGCGTGCGAAACGTCCGATACAGCCTTCAAGATGTTCGCCGCACAGCTTTCGTATCACCAGACCCTGTTGAGGGTGGAGAACGAAGTAAACAGATTTACGACTTGACCTTCCGGGCTAAGCCCCGAAGACCCCCGGCAGCGTTGTAGGTCATGGAAGCCGTCTTCTCTGTCGGGGGCAATATTTGAAAACAGTCCTCCTCTTGACACTTGAAGTGCTGACCGCCGGGGTAACTAAGGCGGTCGAATTTTAGAGAGGGAAAGTTATTTATGAGCGTTCGAGATGACCACGACGCTCGCCAGTCTATCGAGATTCGCGCTCTCAAGCGCGTCACCGGAGCGAATATGGCGGAAGTAGCTATGTGCACAAAACGCGCTTTTACCAGCGAGGAGCAGCGCGAAATCGAAAAGCTCTTCGGGTTTGAGGTAGTGCTTGATTTTGATGAGTTTCCGAATGATAGGCAGGGCACGCCCAATTACTTTTTCGGACACGATTCCGACGATGAAGAAGATATGTTTACCCACGAAGAGGCGCAAGCTGCGTGCGAGAAAATCCAGGCGATGGAGATTATGGAAGTTATTACCGGATTAGCCGTACAGCCTTATCAGTGGGGATCGAAATGGTAGAGCGGCTTGAGAGCCGCCCATCCAAAACTCGTCGATACAGGCGGGCGATGAAACAAGCTCTTAATGAACCTAAACCGGATTCTATGACCACTCTCGATATTAAGGAACAGCTCGAAGAAGTAAAGGGCGCGGCAGTGGTCCAGATCGGTCTTTACGGCACGCTAAAAGGGCAGCTTAAGGCTGCGGAGAAACGAGATGAACTTTGCACAGAAGGCAGTAGCACAACATATCCAGAACACGTATCCGACCGTCTTTAGTAGTGATCTGTCGGGACTGGTTGCAGACATTCCGTCACATACCGACCGACGTTTACGAGCCTTGACGACTACATTCAGGCGAAAGAACGGCTGGTTAAGAAAACCTTGGAATCGCGCATAGAGCGTCTTGAAGGCGACGTGGAACACATCGAGGACAAGATATTCGCGCTTGAGGAAGAAGCAGATAAAAAGCGGACTCAAATCGAATCGCTGAAGGCCGCACTCGGTAATGACGATGAAGAATGATCAACTCGACCTAATTTGTACCCAGTGCATCTTGAAGGTCTGTGACGAACAGTCGCTGCATTGCCTGTTTCGGTGGAATACGAAGCCGAACTACAACCAGAAGCGCAAGATCGCGGCGGAGAAAAAGAAGGCGGCTAAACGAGCAACGGAAACCGGACGGACAAGATATTGGCGAGAATACGCCGCTAAACGAAGGATGGAGATCGAATCGGTATGAAGCACTACTTACCAAGCAATATGCAGAGAGTAATTTTCTTTATTTTCAAAGTCTTGAGGATCAAATGAACAAACACACATTCGGATTACTACTAGGGATAGTGGCGGTATTTTTTCTCAACCTTTACAAAAAGAATTAATCCAGGAGCTTGAGCCTCGCTTATCACGATCGCTCGTCGCTCCAGTTCGACGGCTAGGGCCGTCCCAATGTCATGGAATTAGAGAAATTCACAGAGATCATCAACACCCTGGAGAAACTTCAGGAGCGACAGTCAGCCGCGTATAAGCTCGGCATCGACCTCTCGAATTTCACCGATGATTTTCACGGCATTATCAACGAGCTGTTCAAGGCGATCTACAGCACGGAAGGCTACGACTGGATTTCGTGGTATGCGTTCGAAAAGGACTTCGGACGTGCGGACCATGTAGCAACGCAAGACGGTGAGCCGATCTGTTTCGATATCCCGTCACTGTGGAAGGAGCTGGAAGAGAACTGTAAATGAGGAAATACATTCGCAGAGATAAAAATCACGTCGAGATCGCCAAGGCGCTTCAACAGCGCGGCGTGTACGTTCTGGATCTGGCGACAAGCGGCGGCGGCGTAACAGATATCGTCACCCATCACAAAGGACGAACGGTCTTTATCGAGATCAAAGCCGAAGGAAGGCATTCGCATATAGAAAAAACGCAGATGAAGTTTTTAGGCGAGTTCCCCGGCTACTGCGGGATCGCCCGGACGGAAGATGAAGCGTACAAGATCGCCACCGACCCGGAAGGTTACGGGCTGTCTCAGGCGCAAAAAGACCGCCTTTTAATCCATCACCGGGAGATGAAAGCGCAGGTCAAATCGAACACGGTTTTTAAGATGCTGGCGGAGCGTTAAAAAGTGAGAAAAACCCTGCATTTTACAGGGCGAAACGTGAAAAAAGGTTAGGAAAAATGACTGGAATTTGCTATAATTGGAACTGCTTAGGAACGGATCAGAAACGGGCGCGGAGTGCGCATCGTTTGACTGGTTATTTTCAATCAGGTCTAATACAAAAGGCTCTCGTAGCTATTCTCGTTTCTGACGTTCCTAAGCAAAATGTCACACGGTGAAAGCTACGAGGGCTTTTTCGTTTTTAAAATTCGATGAAATATTTTTCGATATTTAGCGGTTGCGGCACGGGAGAGCAAGGGATTGGAGATGCGTATGCAAATACTACAGAGAGGGCGGGGCAACAATCCGGGCGGAATTCTGGACACGAAAATAGCGCCGACAATGAGCAAGTCATCCTACGACCACAACACGCTCATTGTGTTGGATTCGCCGAGATCGACAAATACGCATCAGCCGTCTATTCCCGCCACTTCCCCGGACACAGGAACTTCGGCGACGCAACTCGGATTGTTCCCGGCGAGCTCGCGGACTTCGACTTTCTCATCGCGGGATTTCCTTGCCAGGCTTTCTCAATTGCTGGAAAACGACGCGGATTTGATGAAGCCCGAGGCACTTTGTTTTTTGAGATCGCACGGATTCTATCACACAAAAGACCGCCACATTTTCTACTCGAAAATGTTGGAGGCCTACGCAGTCACGACGGCGGAAAAACTATGCAGCGAATCCTTGGGGTTCTCGCCGACCTCGGTTATTTCGTGGAAGTCCCTTTACTTAACTCAAAGGACTACGGGGTTCCCCAAAACAGGGAGCGAGTGTTCTTTATCGGACATCTTGCAGAGCGATGTGAGCGAGAAATACTTTCTGTCGGAAAAGACGATGCAAGGGTTGTTGAAAGGTCAGAGCAAACCGCAGTTAATTGCCTTACAGCAGGCGGACACAGCGGAGGGATGCACAGTTCAATGACGCTTTTACAGGTAGCCGAAGGTAAGCAGGGTTCGAGGGTTTACGACGCCGAAGGATTAGCGGCTACCGGCGGAGCAAAGAATAATTTTTACCGGGTAGGCACTTTGAGAACGCATAAGGACGGCGAGGGCTTTCGGGAAATGCAAAGCGATGTATCACCTACCTTGAACGCGAGGGCGCGGCAGGACGGCAGCATCCGCCGGCTAACGCCGATAGAGTGCGAACGGTTACAAGCGCTACCCGACAACTGGACGGAGTACGGGATGTTCGACGGGAGGCTGGTAGAGATAAGCGACACCCAGAGATACAAAATGCTCGGCAATGCGTTCACGGCAAGCGTTATCGAAGCGATAGTCAGCCGGATGATAGAAAAAGGCTGCTTACGTTAGAGGACGGTAAATCAAATCCTTCTCTGAAATATAAAAACAGGGGATGGGGTCGGGGGATCAAGGAATAAAGAGAAATGGAATATTACAGCTTATTTAACGGAAGACTTCACGCGGGCCGCGGCACGAACCCGGACACCGCACTCGAGTTCTATGTCGCGATACCGGACCCGAAGGCGTTGGGTGGAGAAAAACATATATTTTTTGTGCCAGTATATTCTCTCGTTTCCGGCGGGATAGAGGGGATCGGCTTGGATGCGGCCGTGACGAGATGCTCGCCTGACGATCTGCTTATTATCGACAAGGCTTACGACGAGTTTTACACGCTAATCTTAATCTACTATGCGTTAACCGTTATCGGGGAGCAGGGATTCCCTTACTCGAAATGGGCGATCGAACAGCTTCTCCAGGTACCGCTCAATGCTCGCGAGCGGCAGATTGTCGAAGCCCGCCTCTCCGCCTTTACGAACATTTATATTATCCGCGACCAGGATACCGGCTACCACAAAATCGGACGTAGCAACGACCCGGAGGCGAGACTGCGGCAACTCGTCAAACAGGACACTCTTTTACCCACACCTAACAACTTCGTAATCGTCTGGGTATGGCCCGATATTCCTCATAAAGAGCGGATGCTGCATCGAGTTTATGCGGACAAGCGGGTTCGAGGCGAATGGTTCGATTTGTCAGCAGAGGATCTCGAGTATATTTCAGCAAACTACGTCGCGGAAGAGGGGAAATACATCTCCTAAAATCAATGAATTTTATTGAACTTCGCAAATTTATAAAGGTTGCTAACGCCGAGAAACTCACCCCGGCGGAGAAAGACGTGTTTTTGTACTACGTCTCCTCTACGGGTAACGAGAACGGCCGCTGGCACTGTCCAGATGAAGAAGTGGCCGAGAAGATCGGGCGCTCGCGCAGCGGTGTATGTGAGGCCAGGCAGAAGCTCAAATTGAGAGGTTGGATAGAAGAAAAGTACGCTTTTTCTATCCGCGTCCTGAAAACATTTGCGGAGATTATCGGTCAGTTACAGGCCGAAAAGGGCGCTGAAAACCCCCAGTCGGAAGTCGGAAACTCGACTGCACAGTCGGCAGTCAGGATACAGAGTCAGGATCTCGACTCCCCAGTCGGAAACTCGACTGCCTATAAGGATAAGGGAACTAGAGAAGAGAACAAGAAAAGAGAAGAACCTGCTACGCAGACGGCTGCACCGTCGAAAGTGGTCGATCCGGTTTCTCGACGAATCTGGACGGACGGGCTCGACCTTCTCAAATCCGGGGGCATTGCGGACCATTCCGCCCGGTCGCTTCTCGGCAAGCTCGGGAAAGAGTACGGCCGCGAGCTTTTAGGCGAGTGCATCGCCGCTACCCAGGCCGCTAACCCGGTCAACCCGGACGAATTTTTAATCGGCACGCTGAAAAACAGGAAAAACGGAAACGCAAATGGAAAGAGCAATAACTATCGCCAACAACGGGATGAGCAGGTCATCGATGAGCACCGGAAGCTCGAGCAGCTTAGAGCGAGTATCGCAGAACGAGACCGAGTTCAGAGAGAGAATGTTGTTAATCGTGAGTGATTCCTTCTCGCTCTCTTCCCAAAACGCTTCGCTGGCGGACAAGGCGGCGCGTGCGGATATTTGGGCGCGGGTGCTGTTCGGGCTGATACCGGCCCACCGGCTGCAGGACGCGTTCGATCGCGCCTTTGCGGAGCACGAAAGCGTTTTCCCGGTTAACGCTTACGAGATAAAAGCGGCGTGGGAAAAGATCAGGTCCGAAGATCGCGAGAGAGCGGCCGCGGCCGACCAGGAAGAGCGCAAGGCGAATCCTACACAGTTTTGCGAAAAGAAAGGCGAGCACGTCACCGACGACGGAGAGGTCGATATCGTTAACTTCAAAAACCCGTCCGAGTTGATCAGACTTCCTTGCCGCTTTTGCCGGCCGAAAGCACATGACGCAGCCCGTGCGCGGTGGATCGAGAAAAACGGCGGTTACGATCCAAAGCCGACCGAAGTTCTCCGCGCGCTCGAGCAGACGGTGAGTAAGAAACCAGACCGCCTTTCGATACCGGAGACCGCACCCGAGATCCTTGTGCGAGCGAGAAACGATGTCGGCCGTGAGTTATTCTCCGATCCTGATAACGAGGTATGGCGCCGGGCGCAAAAGATTCTAACCGGGGCGTGGAAATACGCTTATGAAAACCCTTACTAGAACTGCCATCGGAGAATTAATGCAAAAAGCCTATGAAGGACAGGGATACATCGGCGATATCGATTTCTGGGTTCTCGGACCTTACGGACGGGTCCATAGACGCGGGGCTGCTTCTGCTGCACCTGGCGACACCTCGAGGGGAGACGCGAACGCAACAGGAAATAGCCGATGCTTGCGGGTGCAGCCAGAACAACATCAAGAAGATCGAGGCGAAAGCGATGCGGAAGTTAAGGATCGCGTTCACCGAGAGAGGATTGGATAAATACTTATGGCACTTTCTCAAATGATAATGCGAACCGCCGACTTTTCGGCCTGCCGCAAATACCGCTACACGCTTTGGCGTAACTGGTCCGACGGCGGCCGGTACGTGAATTTCATATGCCTCAATCCTTCGACCGCGGACGAGACGAACGACGACCCGACGATGCGCAAGTGCATCAAGTTCGCCAAAGCCTGGGGATATGACGCGATGTGCGCAACGAATATCTTCGCTTACCGCGCCACGGATCCAAAAGAGATGAAACGGCAGGCGGAGCCGATCGGCGAAAGCAACGACTACTACATTCACAATATCGCTCATAACGCGGCCCTGGTCGTAGCGGCGTGGAGTCAGCACGGTACGCACTTGGAGCGGTCGAAACAGGTACGGGAGATATTAACCGGCCTCGATGTTCACATGCTGAAAATGGGATCGAAAGAGCCGTGGCATCCGCTTTACCTGAAAGATTCTACAGTGCCCGTGCCCTTCTCCACCCCAGAGACAAGGAAGGCGAGCGCGGTTTCAGGTCATTTCAGAGCTTGAGCCAGCCTACGACGGACGACGAGTAAGCAGATGCGCCCTCTCAAGGGCGTCTACGGGAGACGGAAATGAGCAAGTTTAGATTATCGAAATACGAAAAATACATTCACACAAATTGTTGTTCCGACGAGGGCGGATGGTTCGCTTATCCCTGCCCGGATGGGAACGCGACGCAAAGTTTCGACGAAATGGCAGATGCAGGGCTGATGGTCAATAACTGCGAAACCGAGGAACAGGCGATACAGGAACTCGTGAAATTGCTTGTTGCTCAGGCGCTGCGCGGTAACAAGGGGAGCGGTCACCAGACCGCCCATCCGGACCTAAGCCCCCGCCCCTAGCGGTTGATCCGCTCCGGCATAATCCTAAACCCCGTTTTTCGGGAGGAGTACTTAATACAAAAAATGAGCGAACAAATCGAAACGCAGACGCATACGACGATTCAAAAGCACGAACCGACGGGCAGTAGATGGGATAACGAATGCCAGCTTTGCGGTTGTTTTATAACGAACGGCGAAATTGCCGAAAGAACGAAAATAGACGATGAAGTGACGTGGGTCTGCGACGAATGCGCGGATATTCAGCCAGATCAAATCGACTGGAAAGACGGAGGCACAAAATTATGACCAACGAAACAACTAGCACACACACCGTAGCGGACGCGGGGGAGGCGCCCGTAATGGCGGATTGCAAATGTGGAAGCCAGAACGTCGAGGTATATCGGCGACGAGATGATAACCGCGTGGACAGAATGGGGCAGTGGTTCGTGAAATGCCACGACTGCGAATTTGAGGTAGGCGGCTACATAGCCGATATTCTCTCGATAAAGGCTTGGAATCAATCGGTCTGTCCTGCCCGTGAGCCCGAAACGGTCAAGAGCAAAGACGTTATCCGCCGCTACGAAAATGCGTGCAAATTGGTGACGGCCTTATGCGCTCGAAAAGGTAGCAAAGAATCGCGTGAGTGGGAAATGTCAATTCCCGCGCGTCCCGACCACGACCCCGATCTAGTCATCGGCGCAAGTCTCGATGACATTCCAAAGTTACTCGCCGAAACCGCCCGCCTCCGCCAAGCCCTTGCCCTAGCCGAGGAACGGGTGAAAGAAGCGAAGTGGTTGCCGATCAATCGTGAAAACCACAGTCTGCGGTGGCTTCTGATGAAAGACAAGGACGGAGTTGAAGGCATTCGGTTAGGCCGCCCTGAGCGAAACGGATGGCGGATCGTGGATGAAAGAGGTATAGGACATTGGTATTCAGATAGCGTAGACGTGTATCTAGCAGAGACGCCCTTAAACGTGCCGCTAAATCTCGCCCGCCACCTAGTAGGAGTGGAGGAGCAGAAAACGGAAGATTTAGGGAAATGAGGAGCCGCGAAGCGCGGTCGTAGGACGAGTATCGGATTCCGGCTCTGGGGAGCCGCCAACAGGAGAGAAATGATGAGTAAAAAACTAGCAGTAGCAGGCACGAAGCCGAGAATGATGGAGATTAAAACTGACGCACCGGAGCCGAACGATACGTGCGTAAGCTGGCGTCAAAGGGTGCTCGAAATAGTTTTGCCGGTTTCTACGGACGGACAGACGATTCACGATGCCGACGGAAAGATGTTATTCCAAGTGCGCGGGTGGGGAGCGCTAACCTCTTCGAAAGTTCCAGACGAACAGGCGATCGATACGCAGGAGCAATGGTGCAATCTCGTCGTCGCGAAGCTGAACGCCGAGAACTGTGAAAGATGCAAACATCTGGACGATGACGAACTCCGAGACGCACAGAAGACACCGTTTTAACCGCACGGGAGCCGATTGAGATCGGCCCACCCGAACCGTGGCGCACCGAGATTAGCGATTGACCCGCTCTGAAATGACAGGAAAAAGGAGATTATTTTTTATGAACAGCGAGAAAGGGGACGGGCTGAAACGACCCGATTTAGAGTACCCGGTACGATTTGACGATCAGTTCGGGTACATCGTAACCGCAGACGGGGTATCGATAGCGAGCCTTGTTTATAACAACGATTCACCGCCTGAATCCGAGATTGATAACATCGGTCAATTCATAGCCCAAGCAATCAACGCTCACGCCGAATCTTCCCCCTGTATAGCCGGGGAGGGGTGCGAACGGTGTAAGCATTTGTCTGATTATGCGATAGCGGAAGCTGACGGATAAAGGGGCATCCAAGAGCGATCGACATATCCACCTCGACCGCTAATCGTTCGGATGGGCGGCTTTCAAGCCGCTCTACTTAGGAGAAAAGTTATGACAAAGATATTGAGAAAATTTAGAGGTTGGGATGAGGGGAAAAAGGTGATGCACCACCTGTTCCAGTTCATCAGGAGCGGCGGGGAGGGTAATGACTGGATATTGTTTACGTCCGATTTACAGCCTATAGGCGGCGAAATCGATTGGACGCAGAACCCTTATTTCGCTCAACAATTCAAAATTACGCAGTTCACGGGGATCATAGACAAGAACGGCGTGGAGATCTACGAGGGCGATATTCTCGGTACTCGCGAATATGTTCGCATTGTCGAATGGAACGACAAATGGGGGTCGTATGCGCTCCGTTGGGCGGACAGTACAGCAAATCGGCTGCAGGGGCTACAAGGTGGGCTAACTCAGGACTGGATCGACCAGACCGGCACAACAGTATTGGGGAATATTTTTGCGAACCCCGAACTACTCGCCGTGGAGGGCGTTGAGACGCCCAAATCCGCCAAGTCTAGCGAGACGGACGAGCGGTAGATCAAGCTCAGACATCACCCTTTGGAGAAACAGAATTATGGGACACATACCCAACAAAATGAACCACGACCTAGAAATATCAGAAACAATCTTCGAGCGTAAGGACTTCAAAGCCTACGCCAAGCTGATAGAGACCATAATCAAGCGCAGCAAGCCTTCAATGACAATAGGCGACATACATAGAGCACTGGGCAAGAAAACGCGCATTGAATGGACCTACACCGCTTTAAGGTGGCTATCCGACCGGATCATACCCGAACTAAAGATACCGGAGCGATACTTCTACCGCGAACCGGCACCGAGGATCGTCCCGAACAGGGCAAAGACGCACGACGAAACCACATCCGCGATCTTTTACAAGGAACCCACGAAAGCGATCCTGCCGACGGCGGCGCTGATGGGAGAGTTGAGGAACTAACGATGGAAGAAGTAATTTGCCCTTATTGCTCGAACCCTGCCGAATGGGTGGATAACGCCGAAGTGTACGGGCGCAGCTACGGTAAGAGTTCGATGATCTGGCTATGCCGCCCGTGCGGTGCATACGTTGGCTGTCACAACAATACGACCAAACCTCTCGGCACGTTAGCGAACAAGGAGCTGCGAGACTTGCGGAAAAAGGCGCACGAAGCTATCGACCCGATATGGCAGTCCGGTAAGAAGAAACGAAAGGAAGTCTATATCTGGCTGATGGAGAAATTCGGGCGCGAGATCCACATCGGACAGTCCGACATCGAGACTTGTAAAGCAATAATTGAATACGTGAAAACTATCTAATTTTTATGCCCGACCCCCGCCCCTTCAAATGCTCCAAATGCGAGCACGAAATAATCCCGCCGTCTGCCGACTCGGTAGCGGCGTTGGAGCGCGGGACTGCGATTGTACAAGTTTCGGTCAAACTTTTATGTCCGATTTGTAAGAGGGTTTTTCCTAGCGATTACTTTCCTCACGGAAAGATAGAAAAGCCATTAAACCTAGATAAATAAAGGGTTTTGTGAGATAATAAGCTATGTGGATTCCTGCTGAAAACCAACTCATTTCCGATCATAAGACCGCGCTTATTGCTAAAGATTATGAGGAACTTCTGTATCACGATTATCCCATACTTTTCGTTGGCAAGAACTCGCAGAACGCCACGATTGTAGGTTCATTTGTCGAGCATTTGAATGATGTCGATGTTTACCTATATTCCGTGGTTGACGATATGATCTATTGCCAATTCGAGAATCAGACAATTTCGTACAGGGAGATGCTGAAAAAAGCAAGGAATATTTATAACGTCCGTTTCGACGATGACCAAAAGGCCAAAGTGTACGCAGTTAGTTTTTCTGACATACCGGACGACTACCTGCCAAGTCCCACCGCGAAGTTTCCGGGAGTGGTAAGCACAATGGATTGAGCCCGAGAAAATTTGATAGACATTATATAGTGTAAAACGATATTATATTAATTAATTCAGTTCGCTGATGCGCCCCCTAGAGAAGATGGAAGGCGCGTGCAAGACCACGGCACCTTGCGAGAACCTTCAAAACCGAAGGGGATCGTTTGGTGTCTTTTTTATTGGAATCAACATTATGGCTTGGAGAATCGCAGAATCGCTCAAACAATTACGCGCTCAAATAAATGAGCAATATCCCAACCGCGACAAGTCGAGTGACGGCGGCATAGGCGACGCCGCGCACGCCTCTCGAAACTCGGACCATAATCCGTGGGTAAAGGATAAGCACGGCGTGGGAGTAGTGACGGCGATCGACATCGACGAGGATCTGGCAAGCAACATTCATTCTATCGAAGCTATCGTGTCCGCGATCCGCGCAAGCAAAGACCCGCGGGTAAAGTACATCATTTACGAAAAGCGTATAACCGTGGCGGGAAGCGACCTCCAAAGGTGGAAGCCGTACACCGGAAAGAACCCGCACGACCATCACGCGCATATCTCGGTTAACTCTGACCCGAAACTCTACGACTCGACAAAGCCGTGGAGCCTGGGCTTCGATAAAGCGGTCAAAGAAACCGTAAAAATCTCCGCGCCTGCCCCCGCAGCAACCGCAAATACTCCCGCAGAAATCTTGCCCGAATCTTCTGACGAGACCCCCGAGGCAGGCGCAACTCCATTGGAACAAAACGCTGACCAGATCATCAATACTGGAGATATAACGCCTCCGGTCGAAGATAAGCCGTTTATCCAGTACATCCCCGATGCCGCCAAGGATAAAAGTCTTTGGCTGCGTATTGTCGGCGGGATAAGCCTTGCAAATGTCACGGCGTGGGTTTCAGGCATTCCCGATTGGGCGAAGTTCGTACTGGGCGCGATCCTCGGCATTGCTCTGTGGCAATTCGGCAAATTGATTATCTCCAACCGCGAGAAGGTCTGGGCGTTCGTCACCGAGGCGATGCACCTGAAATCGGACCCGACCCGAAACAGCCCCGTACTTACAACCGACAAGACCGTACTGGACGGCGAGACGATACCGACATCGCTAATGCGGAGAGATTTAAGAGCAGAACTTGTGGCAGAGATCGGCGAGGAACCCGAGACAAAATACCAAAAATAATGAACCACACCCCCGCCATATTACTTTTACTTTTCATCGCCTGCTTACCGATGATGCCGGAACTGGCGTACAGGATGATAGAGGGGATATTTGGAGAGAGAAGATGAACCAAGAAGCACGAAACGCATTAATCACAATCACCTTATTGATCGGGCTATACGTTATCGCTCTAATGTGGCTAAAAATTCGATTGATACGGGACGGCCATTCAAAAGAAGGAGAGTCCGTTCGCACCTTTTCCTTCGAAGCGAACGCCGATGGAACTGTGACGAGAAAAACTGCGGTCGGCGGCAAGGTTATCGCTGAGCGAACCTACTCGAAAGAAGAGCAGGAATATTTCAATAGCCAATTAAAAAAGTTTAACAAGTTTGAGGAAGGCTCTACCCCGTAAGGATGAGCAACGGCACCCCGACAGGACAGCAGCCGTGAGCCCCTTCCTCAATTCACTTCTGGAAAGCCAGAGAGAGGCAACGATACAGCGTTGTGCCGTGCCGCCGGGGTTGTCTTGGTCGAGAATTCCCGGCGGTACATAAAAAGGAGAATATGGGCAATACCATCTTATTGAGCGTGGCGATTATGGGTTATTTGTTTTTCGGTCTTTGCATATCAGGGGAGGCGAGAAAACAGCACGAAGAGGCACGGTGGATAAAGGAACCGTTCACGCATAAAGAGCGGATATTCTGGATATTTTGCTGGCCTTTATGGTTACTCGGTTAAAAAGAGACGAGAGGGAAACTATGGCACCTTCAAAAGAAGACGAAGAATTTACGGTAAAGCTCGCAAATTTGGCGGCTAAATACCCATCACTTCAAATCAGTGTATCACTGGTAAATTCGGATACGGGTGAAGCTGTGATGACCATACCGCACGATGATCTGGATATTTTAGACGCCGACGTTTTGTAGGAGGCGAGAGGGAGAATGGCGAGAAACTTAAGTAAACAAGCAACAGCAGAGAACGAGGCCGAAGCGTTTATGCGCCAAACGGTCTGCGGCCACTGCGGAAAAGAAAAAGAGGCGTTTAATTATCGCGGGAACGTCACGTATTTCTGCCCGGAACATTCGTCATTTCAGCATTATTTTTCGATGGTCAATCCGTACTGGCGACGGAAGGGCGAGCAGGCGCAGAACTGAGGTGAGCGCCTTGAGAGGCGCAAATTGAGCAGACGAGCGACCGAGGCGAGCGATAAGACCCGCTCCTAAATAAACCGATGAGTTTGACCAACCCTACAACAATACAAAAGATATTCAGCCTCTACCACGACCTGACGGTGGGGCAGAAGGTCTTTGTCGCAGGGGCGGTGTTCGTGATCGGGCTACTAATATTTTTGGCTTACAGACTTTTAACTAACTAACAGGAGATAACAACTATGAACTGGAAAACCCTTTTAACATTCCTACTCCCGATGCTCGAAATGGCAGGGATCGAATACAAGAACCGCGACGAGAACGACACGGGCAAGGATGACGCTATCGGTGCATCGCTCGTTTACGCGGCACAACTGCTCAAGGCCATCTTAACCGGCAAAGACTTACCGAAGGCGCCGGAAGTATTGAGATAGCCCAAAGCAAGAGCCGAGCAGAATGAAGCTACTAATGAAAAAACTCCTACGTAAACCCTGGGCCCTGTTTTTGTCGGGCGTCTTTATACTGGCGTTCCGCTCGATCGTGATCGGGCAGGGCCCGCCGGCCGTCAACCAGACAGAACAATCCCTGCACACGATCAACCTAATCGCTCAAATAATCGGGTGGCTGGTTATCGTGGCAGGCGTGGTCTGGTACGTGTTCAAAGCAAAGGATATTGAGCAGGTCAAACAGAACCGCGATACCTGGAAAGATCTGGCAGATGCCCGCGCATCGCAGATCATCGACTTGAAGAACTCGAACAATGAGTACAAGGAAGCGAAGAAGGATCTTGAACGCGACAACGAGCAGATCAAGAAAGCGAACTTCCGGCTCCAGGCAGAATTAGAGGGCAAAAAGTGAAAGTAGTATTTGTTGACGACGATAACGATCTATCTGTTTTATTCCGCCACATCGCGGAAAGTGAAGGCGTCGAAACTGTCGTTTACACGGATGGCCTCAAAGCACTTCGGTATCTCGACACGGACCAGGCCGATATCGACGTGATACTGCTCGACCTGTCGCTGCCGATCCTCGACGGCCTCACCATCGCGGAGCAGATCAGGCTTAACGAGGAGATCCACCCGACACGCAGGCCGGTTGATATCGCCTTTATTACCGGATGCGAAGTTGATGCGACGGTTCAAAACGTGGCCGACAGGGTAGGCGTAAGAAAGATCTACCAGAAGCCTTACGACCTCGAGAAGCTGATTCAAGAGGTAAAGACGTGGAGAACATAAATAACAGCCCGACGACCTACGGACACTGCAAGGGAATGTTGAGAAGGGTAGGCAAGTCCAATCTAACGGTCTGCAGCCGGTGCGGGAAGGTGAGCTACAAGGAGTTTCGACGCCGATTGAATTCTTGAAAATAGATTCAAGTTTAGATTATGAGTGAACACGGAGGACAAAGAGCGAACGCCGGACGACCGAAGGGCCGGAAGAGCCGAAAGACCTTGGAGAAACTTAAGGTTGCCGAGGCTTTCAACCAGCGCGTGCTTACCCATGCCGACGCATTGTTCACGGCTCAGTTGTCGCTTGCTGTGGGCTCTGTGCGCATCTTTCGGGTAGATGAAGAGGAAGATGACAACGGCAAGAAGAAACGGGTCCACACGCTTGTTACCAACGCCGACGAAATCAAGAGCGTACTCGACGGGAACGACGGCGGCAGCGGGATGGTGGGAGAAAGCTACTACAGTATTACAGAAATACCGCCGGACAATCGCGCGATCGATTCAATGCTTAACCGAACGCTCGGCAAGCCGAAGGAAACTTTAGAGCATACCGGCAAGGACGGCGGGCCGATAGAGACGGCAACGCGGGTAATTCTACCCACTGATACGACCGAAAACAGCGAAAATGTTTAACACAAGTGCTCAGAAACACGGCAAAACACTTTTAAGTGTTTAACAAATGACCCAAAACGCCCAAATAGAGAAAGTGAAGACCTTCGACTTCAGCGACCCGCGCAACTACAACCGCGCGTATATCCCGCTGTTTGCAAACAAGTCGGAATTCCTTCACCTGTTCGGTTCGGCGGGTTCGGGTAAGTCGCGTTTCGAAGCCCAAAAGGAGACCGCTCTAAGCTTCCAGTCTCACCGAAGGAACCGTAAGACCCTTGTTGTCCGCAAAGTCTTCAATACGCTCAAGGATAGCTGCTATTCGGAGCTTAAAACCGTTATCTACGAATGGAATCTCGACGACTGTTTCGATATCCTGAAAAGCCCGCTGCAGATCACGAATAAGATAACCGGTGTTACGTTCATCTTCCTGGGGCTCGACGATATCGAAAAGGTGAAGTCTATCTCCGGAGTCGATCGTATCTGGATCGAGGAGGCTACGGAGCTCACATCGCAGAACGAATTGGACCAGCTTCGGCTAAGGCTTCGCGGATTCGATGAAGTGCAGATCACGCTCAGCTATAACCCTATAAACGTCCATCACTGGCTGAATACCGAGATACACCAGAACCGGCCGGCGGCACACTACATTTTCAAATCGACCTATCGCGATAACGAAAAGATGCTGGCCGTTGACCCGAACTATGCGCCCGCCATCGAGGCTCTTAAAGACACGAATCCGAACTATTACAAGGTCTATGGACTTGGAGAATGGGGACAGAACTCGGAAGGCCTTATATATCCGGACTATGCGCCCGAGTCGGATATGCCCGAGGCTCAATTCTACGGCCTGGACTTTGGCTTCAACCATCCTTGTGCGCTTATCGCCGGTGCCGTGCAGGATAACTTCAATTCGCTCAAAAAGGATTACTTCGTAAAAGAGCTCTTATACGAGACGCACCTGACGTCGACCATGTTGATCGACAGAATGAATAACCTTGGCGTCGACCGCAAGAAATATATCATCGCGGACTCGTCACGGCCGGAGATGATCGAGGACCTGAAACAGGCGGGATTCAACGTAAAGGCCTGCACGAAATACAAAGGATCGGTAGTCGAGGGCATTAACGCAGTCAAGAAGTACAACCTGAAACTCGTCGCTGGCGGGAAAGACTTATTCCGCGAGATCCAAAATTATTCGTGGAAGGAAAAGGACGGTCGATTTATGGACGATGAACCCGTCGACGCGGTTAACCATCTTATGGATGCCATGAGATACGGGATAGAGACACAGCTTCGGCCCTTCGAAGTCACCGACCGCGAGCAAGCCGCATTTCGCGGAATGAGCATGAACTAAATGGCAACACTTTGGCAAAGGACAACTATGGCATTTCAAGCAGCGTATAAGGCGTTTACCGACCCCGAGAGCGTCATTCGTAATATGTCGCAGGAGCAGAAGATCGAATTCTTTTCGATGTGCTGGGCGTATTACCGCTCGACGATGTTTTCCCGACGGGACGATGTGACGGCGTGGGTGGCGTATCTCGCGGCAAGGGAACTGTACAAGCATACCCGGCTCATCTATAACCCGGTGCCGCAGATCGTCGATTTCTACGTTGATAACATCTGGCAACCCGCGAATGATCCAGTATTCGAATCACTCGTTACGCCGCTGACCAATAACACCGACGATAAGATCAAGGGCGCGGTCGCACAACTGGACCAGTGGGGAAACTGGCTGTCAGATATGCAGATCGTGAAGCGGTACGCCGCAGCAACCGGCAACGTGCTCATCGAGGGGATAGATGATCTCGACCGCGAGAAGGTCACGCATAAGACCATCTGGCCGGGATATGTGAAGGAATTGGAGTTATCGGCATCGGGCGACGTTCTGGCTTATACACTCGAATATGACGTATGGGATTCCGATCTGAAAAAGACCTATCGCTATAAACAGGTAGTCGATAAGGAGAAGCGCGCGTACTTCCGGAACGATAAACCTTTTGTCCCGCCCGGGCAGACTGAAGCGGTCGAGGAGAATCCCTACGGCTTCGTGTTCGCGGTCTGGATAAAGCACAACGACGACGGCGCCGACAACGGACTGCCGGCGTGCAAGGACTACAACAAGATCGATAACGTCAATTCACTCGCGAGCCACCTCGACGATTACATCCATAAGGCTATTGAATCACCGAAGGTCATTTCTACGAAGGGTGAGATCGTGCCGATTATCGGCGGTACGAGAAATAAGGAAACCGGTATCATCACGCCCGAAGACCCCCGGTTAAATTGGGTAGTGCTCAAAACAGAAGAGGGCGCGAGCGTGTCCGACCTTTCGGGCCTGCTCGATATCACGGCCGCATCGCCGGAGCTAAAGCGTCAGCTCGACAGCTTCGAAAACGACTACCCCGAACTCCAGGCTAACTCGATCATCCGCGAGAACTCGCAACTGTCCGGCGCCGCACTCGAAAGGATGCTTGGGCCCGCCCAGAACCGCCTCGACGGCGTGCAATCCGGCTATAACAACCAACTGACCAAACTAAGGCAGATGGGGATCGCCGTGGCCGGTATGCGTACCAAGGACTGGAAGCAGGGCACGAAGCAGCAGTCCGTATTCGCGCCGTTTAACCTCGACTCGTACAGCCAAGGGCAGCTTGATTTCCACATTAAGCGCAGCGTACTCGTACAGAATACGGAGGTGGAAGACGCGGAACTGTACGGCAAGAAGCTAGATAATGTGGCAAAAGCGACGGGGATACTACCGCTTGACGACCGGCTAATGTACCTCGGGATAGACGAGAAGCGCCGGAGCGAGATAGCGACCGAATTGGCAACGGAGGCTTATGTCGGGAAATAGAACGTTGATCATCGGCGGTCCAGGCACCGGCAAGACCACTTTAGCCGCATCCCTTGGCGGTGGCCGCTCGACCGACGAAACGAAGCATCTCCCGTGGTCTGACGCATCCGCAGAGGTAGCGAAGTGGTTTGACGGCGATTACGGGATCATCGAAGGCGTGACTATTCCGCGCGCGCTCCGCAAGTGGCAGGCGCAGAACCCAGGACAGCCGCCGCCGGTCGATAAGATCATCATCTTGGAGAAACCGTTAAAGGAACTAAGCCCGCGACAACAGGGAATGGGCAATGGAGTAGCGACAGTCTTAGGACAATTAGCAGACTGGCTAAAGGATGTAGAGATAGAGAGGCGATAGTATGAGCAAAACAACCGATTACGAAGCTATCCACGCCAAGACCGTCGATATCGTTCGCGAGAAGGCGGCACAGAATGGCAAATCAACCTGGGAATTCGGCTATCGCGGCCAACAGGTAGCCGTTAAGGGCGTCAAGCAGGGAAACGGAAAGGTGCGAATTTCGACGTCGCACGTAAAGAATAAAGGGAAGTGAGTGCGATATATTTAAGCTATGAAAATTATCAACCGCGAACAATTTCTCAAGATGCCGCCGGGGACTGTCTACTCCAAATACACGCCCTGCATCTTCGGGCCCCTCGCGATCAAAGGTGAGACTGTATCCGAGGCGGACTGGAACGTGCAGCCTATATCCGACGCGATTGAGTTCAATAACGACACCGAGTTTTATGAAATCCTTACCGACGCACAAGCAAACGGGAGGTCAATTCGTTTGGACCTAGAATGCGAAACGCGAGACGGTCTTTTCGATCATACCGATCTATTCGCGGTCTGGGAGGCAGGAGATGTAAGCCTGTTGATCGAACGGATGCAGAAGGCGCTCCGCACCGGCTACTGCTGAAAGTTTTTTTGAATGTCTCTAAAGCGTCCAATCAAAGTTAAGAAGCTGGCTGAAGTAGCCGAGGAGTCTCGCCGCAAAAGGGCGGAGCGCGCCCTTCGTGCTTATGCGAACGGCCTGCGATCCGTGGCGAAGGATAGTCCGGATGTTTATAAAGAGTTTCTACCGGAATTGAGGGAATTGGTAGTATGACATTCTACCTTAAGTTTCTCGTTCCAAGTGATTGTCAACGGAGAGTATAGCTACTACAGGAGGATTTAATTTTATTAGGTAAAAACTTAACTTTCTAGTAAAATGAAAACGGCTCGCTGGCAGGCGAACCGTAAATGCTGTTGACTTGGAAGAGGCCGAACAGACGCTCTAACTGTGTCTAATATACGACGCCTCAACTGGATAAGTCAATAGTGCCGTTACTTAACCTATTTGACTTATACAGGAGAATAACAATGTCAGTTCTTTTAATGACCTACGACCTTAACGCAGAACGCCACAAAAAAGGCGACTATAACGGACTTTACAAGGTTCGCGACAGCTACGATTTTATGAAGCTATCCGAATCGTCGTATGCACTAAATACGAATGAGCAACCGGCAGTCGTATACGAGCGAGTTAGGCAGTACCTCGACGGCAACGACTCGCTTTATATTATCCAATTGCATAAGCCGGTGGCAGGCCAGGGCAATGATGCCACCAATAACTGGCTCGTGACTAACCTCAGAACTTGTTAATAATTTATGTTGCATCACTACTAGATATGGTGTAGCATTTACTTGAAAGCGGATTCGTCCGCTTAACAATTTTACGTCTTAGGACGGGTCAATCGCTCTTACGAGCCAATCGCCCGCTAGAAACTTAGGTTTCCGGCGGGATTTTTTGTTTTTACACACCACGGGCAACGCCCAGAACAATGGAGTCCAACGGATGGCATTGAAACAGTTTTACGCTACCGAAGCGGAAGTTCCTACGGAACAAAAAGCATTTTACGTTTTGAAAGATGGTAAGTACGAGTTACAGGTCGAAGGCTTCGAGTCTGTTACCGGGGTACTCGCAAAGAATACCGAGCTTATCACCAAACAGAAGACCGATAAGGCCGAGATCGACCGCCTAACATCCGAAACCGCCCGCATGAACGGCGAGATCGGCAAGCTGGCAGGAGATCTAAGCGCAGCGCAATCGAAAGCAGTGCCCAACGGGTATGTGACGGTGCCGAAGAAAGAAGCCGAGTTGATAACCAGGCTCAAGGAAAAGAACCTCGACCCCGAGACTGTCGGTAAGACGCTTGAGGAAGTCGAAACGATCCGCAAGGAAAACGAAGGGTTCAAGCTTGAGAAGTCTATCGGTGAATTCGCCCGGGCGGTCGAAGTTCAAAACGTGGGCGCATTAACGCGCTTGATAAAACAGGACGGCTTAACGCCGAAGGTTGTCGAGGTCGAGGAAGACGGCAAAAAGGTGAAGAAGGGCATTCTCGTCGCTAAAGACGGTGAGACTGAAACCGATCATCCTTACGCCGACTACAAAACCAAGCATTGGGGGGATTTCGCTAACGCGCTCGACGCGAAGAGCGATACCAAGGCAGGCTTCAACGGAGGCCCGACACCGACAGGCCCGCCGTCGGATATAGAGGCCGAGAAGGCCGCGCAGGCGAGACAGTCGGCGTCAACGCTCAATATTTTCTAACTGGAGTCCAAATAATATGGCAAACATCGCAGTTGCGACCGCCGACAGAATCGAGGTCGTCGAATCAATTCAACAGCACACCGCGCCCGCCGGAGAAGCGATTTCCGCCGGCGCTCCCGTGCGCATCGACACAAGCGGCAAGTTCGTGAACGGAAACGGCACGGACGCCACGGAGTCGAATATCTACGGCATCGCGACGAAAACTGTTGCCGCTAACGAGCCGGTAACTGCGATCCGTCGCGGAAAACTGGACGGCTTTACGTTTACACAGGCTTATAACGCCGCGATCTACGTTTCGGACACCGACGCGCGTCTTGGCGATGCCGCTGGTACCGTGAGCGTCAGGGTAGGCCGGGTGCTTCCGGGGTGGGCTCAAACGCTCGGCGTAGCAGCCGATAAGATTCTTTCGGTGGAGTTGTAATCAGGAGGTTCTTTTACTATGGCTAATCAGATCCTATACGGATTTCACAATATGAAGGACCTCATGGCGAAGCGCGTTACTGAGGTCGGCGTTCAGGTTATGGATAAAGCGATCGTAACCACGCTCAATGAGCACAACCGTCAGATTGACGCGCTCATTTCGATGTTCGCTACCCGGACAACGGCGCATAAGACCCGGTTCAAGACCGTAAGCGCTGCCCGTCTGCAGCCGCTCGACAATAACGGCCGCGCGCTGCCGATCAAGCCCGCGGGCTCGTATGATGTCGGTTATCCGATTCAGATGGCAGGCGGAGCATGGGGCGCGGATTACGTCACCTCGCAGAAAATGCGGGTCCAGGACGTGAACGACGCAGTAAGCACGCTCATTATGGCCGATGCTCGATGGGTCCGCGATCACATCCTCGCCGCGCTGTTTTTCAGCACGACCAACGGATGGACGTTTATCGACGAAGAGTGGGGAAGCCTGACCATTCAGGGCCTTGCGAACGGCGATTCGACCGTGTACAACGTGCTAACCGGCGCAGATGCCCCGACAACCGCAACGAACTATATCGCGCAGGCTTCGGGTATCGCGGATGCTACCAATCCCTTCCCCGGCATCTATAACGCGCTGATGTCCCACCCGGAGAACTCGGGCGAGGTCATTGTGCTCGTACCGTCAAATCTGACGGCTTCGATTGAGGCGCTGGCGAACTTCAAGGAAAAGGGCGATCCCAACATCCGCGAAGGTGTGAACACTTCGACCCTCGTCGGCAATCTCGATGCCCAGGTTCCGGGCCGCGTTATCGGCTACACCGACAAGTGCTGGATCGTGGAATGGAAGAGCCTGCCGGATAGCTACATGGTCGCAACTACCACGGGCGGCGATCGTCCGCTTGCGATGCGTGAGGACGTGGAAGACAGCCTGCGCGGTTTCAACAAGGTCGCGGAGCGCAATGACCACCCCTTCTACGAGAGCCAGTACATCCGTCGTGCCGGTTTCGGTGCGTGGAATCGTGTCGGTGCCGTCGTAGCGCGTATCGGCAACGGTACTTATGCAATCCCGACGAACTACGGTTCGCCGATGTACTAAAACTATGGCAAGTGAAGCTCAGACAGCCAAGAAAACAGCGATAGCGGTGCAGACCATTGAAACGGCGAGCACCGCACTCGCGGCTAAATTCAACCTCGACGTTACGGGGCTGCCGAATATCGGCCGTATGGACCCTGCTCACGGGCGGGCCGTACAGCTCGAATATCTCGGCGATCTTTTAACGAGGATCGCAGATGCAACAGGCGCGGAAGCGGCACCCAAAGCGGAATCTCTGGAAGAAGTGCTCGAGGACGCGCCCGAAGAGGTCGTGGAGGTACCAGAGGAGATCACCGGCGACGGCACCGGGGAAGCCCTACCACCTGCTGACGACACGGAGAGGGTTTCGCTGCCGGACGTCGAGACGAAGAAACGAAAGAAGTAAATGCCGACACCGACACCGGAACAAATCGAGAGCACGCGCGAAGTCCTGGGGCTTAACTCCTATAGTGACGCCCAGGGCCGGATTGAATCTCTGGAAGAGGCTCAGTGGGACGCGCAGCTCGTCGATAACGGCTTGTACGCAGACGAAAAGGACGGCGTTGATATCGGAGGTAGTAACGCCTTGCTCGGCGCGCAGATCAGTGTTGAAGAGACGATCGGCCGCATTCGGAATCGATCGCGACTTCGCTTCGGCTTACCCGCACTTACTGGAACAGCAGGGGATTATGCGGCGAACGGCGGCAATGAGTTGGGATTCAGTTCTTTGAGATGGTACTGACATGGCCGGAATTCTAAACAATCTGGGCCAGCGCACAGCGCCAAAGATTTTCGCCAAGCTCGCCGCTAAAGGACTCGTCGATACGATGAGCATTCTAGGCGAAGGAAAAGTACAGGGTCCGGGCGGCGGAATGGTTAAAGGATCGGCGCCCGCGGTCTATTCGAACGTTCCTGTATCTTACGAGCCTGCCAGTGCAGGGAAGCGGATAGCAGCGGGAGATCAGGACGTATCGTCTCAGCAGTATGTATTGACGCTCCCGACGCACCAGAACGGCACGAGGATCAATTTAGACCCCTCGCTGCACAGATTGAGCGTAAACGCACGGGGAAACGAGCCTGTAAAGGTATTTAGAATTTTAGCGGTCGGCGACGTGTCCGGCGTGGTCTTTGAGGTTATCGCAGAAAGGGAAAACTAATGTCGGCCATTTCCGAGAAAGTACGAGTTGCCCTTTTCGCGAAGCTAAACGTCTCCGATGTGACGGGCCTCGTAACGGGGATATTTCACAAGCAGGCTCCCGAAGGCACGGCACGGCCCTATGTGATATTCCAGAGGCAGGCGCCGGGACCCGCGATTTACGCCCTAGGCAATAACCTTGCTGCTGAACGCGATCTTTGGATGATCAAGGCTCTGACGGACGAAGATAGTTCGCAAACTCTCGAGCCGGAGGCGTTGGGAGAGGCCATCCTTGCAGCTTGTGAGACCGCAATAGGCGATTCAATGACCCTTACGGGCAACACGGTTCGAATGGTTCGCAGAACGCAGGATATACCGTCATATACGGAGAAATTGAGCGACCGCAGTATTTATCACCAGGGATTCTTTTTAGATATTTTCACAGAGTAGTTATGGCAAAGAAAACCGACACGCTAACCGAGAAACAGATTGCCCGAACGTATGAAGTGGTGAAGGGCTTTAACGTGCCGGACGGTGACGGCGAGCGTCGTTACGATCCTGGTAAGACCAAGCCGCGTTTCGTAATGGAAGAAGACTTTGCTCCCACGGTCTGGAAGGCATTGCTCGCGAGCGGGGCGATTAAGCACTTCGAGGATCCCACGCTTCCGAAGGAAGGCGAGATAGTCGTTGCCGAGATCATCCATAAGGACGAATAAAATATGCCACAGGTAAGCTTAAGCGAAAAAGTAATTTTGAACGGGTGGGACCTATCTTGTTATCTCAAGAAGGTCGGCCTCGACGCATCGCGCGACCTGATGGATGCAAATGTCTTCTGCGGTGCAGGAGCGAAGAAGAACGCCAAGGGCCTGCATGCGGTTGAAATGACCGCCGAAGGGTTCAACGAGTTCGACCCCGACGCTGAAGTGCTGATCAACTCCATCTTCCAAGGCGCCGTTTCAAGCGATGACGAGCAGTTAATGATGTTCAGTATCGGTGACGGTTTCACTATCGGCGATTTAGCGGTAATGCTCAACCTCAACACCGCGAAGTATTCGATCGATGGTATTGAGGCCGGCAGTCTGATCATGGCGAGCCTTTCGGGTAGTTCCACGCAGAGCGCCGGGAAAGTGGCTTATCAGCATGGGGTGTGGCTCTTCAACCAGACTGTAACGGGCGCAACGAACGGCGCGAGTTACGACAACGGCGCATCATCTACGGGCTTTACCGCCCAAATTCATGTTCTCGCCGGCGATGACGTTGCAAACGTTGTTATTCAGCACTCGACAAATAACTCGGTATGGGTGGACCTGATCACAAATACGACCTACGAGATCAACACCGGCACGCAGATCATAGAAACGGACGACACAGTTAACCGCTACGTGCGCGTTGCCGCTAACCCGGATGGAACTACGAATACCGTCGCAGTCGCGATGAGCTTTAATTACACAGGATCTTAAGGAGATATTATGCCTACAGTTGGAAAGAATTTAGATTTTCGTCTGGGATCGACCGGAACACCCTCAACCCTCGTTGATTTATCCAATAGCGTAAAGAGCGCAGGATATGACATCGAGCGCGACTTACTGGAAGCGAACACCTTCAATAACAACGGCTCGAAGGCGAACCTTAAAGGGCTGTACGGTGCCACGTTCTCGGTGACGTTTTACTACAGTGCCGCGATCTTTACGCAGCTGCACGCTGCCCTGCTCGGCGATAACACCGTTAACATCCAGTTCGGCCCGATCGGCAGCACGGGCGGCAATCCGAAGTACACCGGCGCGGTCCATATTCACAAGGTGGGCAATCCTATCGAGATCAATTCGGTAATGGAACTGACGGCCGAGATCACCCTGGACGGCGCTATTGCAACTTCGACCTACTAAGAAATTTACATGAATATCGCAGAAATAACAGAATCGTTTGTAACGTTGTCGAGCGAGTACAAAGGCCATAAATATCAGGTCGAGGTCTACGACAACGCCCTCTCGCCCCAGATCATGCAGTGCTTTCAGGATGTCAAAGAAAAGCCGATAGAATTTGCAACGGCGCTTTCCAAGATCATCAAGGGGTGGGACATCGACATGAACGGGGAGCCGTTCCCGCCAAACTTCGAAAACCTGTCTAAATGCCCGGCAGATTTCCTGGGTCATATTCTTGAGCTCGTATCGGAGAATTGGCAGGGAAAGTCGCAGACGTCCGAGCAATCAGCCAGTGGCTCGGCAGCGAAGGCGAAATAGGTTCTCCGCCTCCTTACTACTATCTGGTTCGCGCGGCCCGCTACTTAAATGTCCCGGTCTGGGAGCTGGCGGCGCGGCCGGATAGAGCGAAGTGGCAGTCTATGGCCCTGACGTGCGAACAGGGCGAAATCCGCGGGCATAATGCGCGAGTGGAAATCGAGCAGAAACGAAGCGGGAATGATAAATGAGAATCGTAAGCAGGATCCGCGTGATCACGGCGGCGGCGAAGGCGGCGGTAGATGAAGCGCGCGTAGAAACCGCCGAAGAGGTTGGCGTGACCGCTCAGCGCAACGCACCTGTACGAACAGGGGAACTACGCGATTCTATGCAGGTAGAGCACGAAGGCAATGTATCACGCGTTGGGTTCACGGCCCCCCACGCCGGATTCGTGGAATTCGGCACAAGCCGCATGGCGTCACAGCCCTATCTTATACCCGCGGCGTGGCAGGGTAAAGAAACGCTCCGCAAAAAAATACTAGAAAAGCTAAAGAAGCTAGAGTAGGGCATCAAAATAAAAACCTTGCCAAACCAAACCCCGCCCCACCACAACGTGCCCCGCCTCTCCCAGCCTGGCTGTACCACGCCGCAAAAGATCGATAGAACCTAATTACTTTTAGCTACCCATTCCTCTAAAGCCTTCCGGACAATAAAAGATATGGACACGCCTGTTTCCCGAGACTTCGCCCGCGCTTTTTCAAGCAGCGCGGATGGGAGCTTTACCGAAACATTGGCGTCGTTCTCCAGTTTTTCTTTCCCTTTATTCGCCATACCTATTGTATAGCACAACACGTATATACGCGTCAAGAAAATAAATGATATATCTATACGATATACTATTGACAAGTATATACGCGTAATGTAAAATCATTATTAGTTAAGTAATTAACTAAACAAATACGGTGAGGTAAGTATGATAAATAACATAGACATGGAGCACTGGCCGACACTACGAAAGTTAGATCAAGTTGTCGGCTCTGGTCGAGCAGGGGAAATCGAAACGCAATATGGTTCCGTTGTTGTCCACTCAACACGTCATCACGGATTTGTCGCTGAGCACGTCGATCCTAATAATGTAAAACGCATTGCTTACGGCTATATGCCTTCAACGGCATTTCTTAAACTGGCCGGGATGATTAAGGAGCTATTCGGTTAATGGCGAAAGGCTTTCCAAAGCGCAAACCTGGAAAGCCCTTCATTTAATCCCTAGGAAAGGAACTAAATATATGAGAAATATTACCACAAAAGAAAAAGTCACAAAGATTGAAAACGGCTTTATTCGGCGGCACGGTAAAGATATTGGTGCAACTAATCAGTCAAGCGATTCGGTCTTGAAGGCGCAAGGCCTGCACGCTGTAGTACAAATCGAGGACGATAGCTTGCGCGCCGTCGGCATTGAAAACGGAACGTGCTTATTGATGAGGCCGGGGTACTCAGATCGCATCGGTGATAGCGAACCGCTCACGATTTGGCAGCGTCAGGACGTGGAATTATCAGCTGATGTGCGCCCGCCAGTGTTGGTGGGTTACGCGTACGACAATTTTGGGGATACGTGTATCGCGAAGCCGAACGGGACAACTGCCGTTCTTAATAAGCGCCGCGGGCCGTATCGAAATAGATGCAAATGGGTTCTTCTAGGCGTTATAGCGGGAAGTATTGCCTACACCGAATTCCCGTCGAGTGCGAAGGCAGATGAGGAATTGGGGATGGGTATTAACGAAATAGAGGCAACGTGCAGCGTGTGCTCGGCAACGCGAAAGGGCAGTAAGCCGTTCCTTTCGTCGGTGCGATGGTTAATCAGAGAGAAACGCACAAAATGTCCAGAATGTTGGTAAAACTAAGGAAAGGAGAATAAAATATGTCGAATATTATTAGAGCAGCAATCACGATCAGGGGCGTAAGGCCCCTGCTACAACACAGATTCACCGAGGCATCACTGCCTCTCGAAAAACAGGAACGCACGGGCGTTGCCGGAAACGATCCCGAAGAGTGGAAAAAATCGGCAATGGTTACAGAAACCGGGCAGCTTTTTGTCGATGGGTCGTATATCTTTTCGTGCTTGCGTAATGCGGCAAAATATACGAAAAAGGGAAAGGGGTCGATTCAGACAGACGTTGCCGCAACACTTCAAGTTTTGGATGATCAGATTTTGCTCGATAGGTTTATGCCCGGTTATCCCGTGTTCGCAAACAAGGAGGGTGGGTTGCAGATACCCCGTATCGGGCTGTATGAAGCAGGCGACCTTGAGGCCAAATTCGATATCACGAAGGCCGAAGATCCGTCACGCGATACGAGCGCACCTGTTTATCTCGATGTGCGCTCTGTTCGTAACCCTAGCACCAAAGGACGAAACGTGCGTTATCGTTTGGCCGCTTCGCCGGGGTGGGAGTGTACCTTTAAGATTCTCTGGGATAAAACGCTGGTTAACCGGGCGCAAATGGAAAGTGTGCTAAATGATGCCGGAGTCCTAGTTGGTCTTGGGGATGCCCGGGCTATCGGGTTCGGCCGTTTCCAGACCGTTTCGTTTGAGATTGAGGAATAATGCCGCGACAACGACCGCCGCGAGAGATCTGGCAAGAAATGAGAAAGGCCGTCTATGAGCGGGATGGCGGGATGTGCCAGTACCCCTATGGCAAGCATCCCGTCACCTTTGAAGAGTTCCACTGTGACCATATTCGATCTGGTAAGCTGGGCACGAATCATATATCGAACCTGCGGGTGCTTTGCCGCATGCATCATGTTTTGAGGCTCGATCATAGACACAGGGGGATGATCGCGAACGCGCTAAAAAAGGGTATAATTGGGCCGGACTGGCGTAAACACCTGTGGGAGTAAGCTTATCAAGGGGTATACGGCCTGGTGAGTCGGGGCGCGCCATGGTACGGAATGGCGGGGCACGGCTTGGTTAGGCTTGGTCAGGCTTGGTCAGGCGAGGTAGGGCAAGGGAAAAGGCGGCTTTAATTAGCCGCCTTTTTAGTTTATAATCGGTTGCACTTTTAGGAGGCTGATTTATGAAAGCTCTTTTTCTTAGCTTGTTGCTTGCGGCAAACTGCGTGGCGGCACCCTTAATCTTCAAGGGATTTAAAGATTTAACGCCTGGGACCTTCGTTGAAGTCGCGAGTTTTAATGCAGCAAAATACAAGCAGATTCGTATCGGCATTAGTAGTAATAATGTAGGTTCGAGTCAAAGCATTCACATTAATGGATGGGACGGAGGATTTTCTTTTCAGTTGCTATATACCGACGAGGCGTTTCTCAGCAGAACGTTTCTTATTGATGTGCCGCCAGAGTCGGTCAATATTACGATTGACGGAAAGGGGAAGTACTATATTCGCGTGTGGGGCATCGAATAAATGATTGAAATCTCCCGCGGTTGATGTAGAATATAACTGACAATTTAATACCGCTCACTGGGCCGTCGCCTGTAATTCAGGCCAACCACCCGCTAGAAAGATGATGATCTTTTCGGCGGGCTTTTTTCTTTTAAAATGGCAAACGCTTTCGAAATATTTGCAGAATTCCGAACCGACACCAATTCGTTTGAGGGTTCGCTGAGGGATGCCGAGGCGGCATTGCGAAGGACGGGGCGCGCTATCACTGAGCAGGAAGCTGAAGCCGTTCACCTGGGGAAAACCACCGCAGTCACAGCTAGATCGTATGAGAAGCTGACAGAGAGGGTATCGGAAACCCAGAAAAAACTCAGCTCGGCGGCCGATGCATTTTCGCGTGGTGCAATTAATAGTAAACAATTTCAGAGTGCGATCAATTCTACCGAAAGGGCGACTAATGCGCTCAATACCCGATTAAAGGATTCGGCTGCGCGTCTCGCAGACTTCAAGCCCCCGTCACAGCTAGGCAAGTTCGCGCAGATAGGTCAAGTCTTAACAGGTGTTGGCGCTGCCTTTAGTGCTGTATCACAAGTGGCGGGCCAGGCCGCGCAGATATTCGAGTCTACCGCCGGCGCGCTTTTCACGCTAACAAAGGCTTCCGCAGACTTCGGGTCGATGATCAATGATGCAGCAGCGAAGACGGGCCTCTCTACTGACACACTGCAAGCGTTGAATTTTGCGGCAACGCAAGGCGGAGTATCTTTCGACGAGGTGTCCGGATCGATCGACAAGTTCGTGCGCGTGCTCGGTAGTGCTAAAAAAGGAAACGAAGAGGCTAAGAAGACCATGGCTGGCCTTGGCGTCACGTCTAACGACCTCGAAACTGCACTGGGGCAGGCTTATCAGACAATTCTCAAATACCCCGAAGGCATAGAGCAGATGAAGGCCTCGCAGGAGGGGTTTGGTCGTTCCGGTGCCGATATGATTCCCTTTCTTAAGGAATTCGGCGGAAGTATTCCGGACGTGATCAAACGTGCTCGCGATCTCGGACTGATTCTTGATAAAGAAACGATAGTCGCAGCAGATAAATTCGGCGATACACTTGACATGGTTGGCCTGCAGGCAAAAACCAGTGCAGCCAGATTCACGCTCGCTTTCGCGCCCGCGATCACCACAGGGATGAACCTTGCATCCAAGGCGCTCACGGACAACCAGGCTACGTTTGCGGCATGGGGAAATGCCATTAATAATGCCTTAAGCGATACCATCGGCGAAATACAAAGCCGGGGCGGTGATTGGCATGCGGCGGGTCAGGTAATCGGCGAGAAAATCGGCGAGGGTATTGGGAAAGGACTTGAGGGCATCGGCGGAATCATCATCGAAGAGCTCAAGAAGAATTTCCGGGGTGACGTTTCGCCCATCCTGCAACCGTTTTTAGTCGTCATGCGAGGACTGAAGGACGCGGGCGATGATTTTATGTTCGGTCCGAAAGCCGGGCAGGCAATGCGTGACGCAGGCAATATGATGCGGACAGAAGGTGACAAGATGATCACCACGGCGTTAGAAAAGGCCCAAAAACTAAAGGATGCGGACAGTAAGGCCGCTCAGAGCGCAAAGCAGACGGCGGCCGAAATATTGGAAACATGGAAAAGGGGTTACTCCGCTCAGTCGGCGATTACGGACAGCTTTAACCGGGTTAACGAAGCCATGGTGTCGGCTCGCGTACGAAAGACATCGCAAGACGAGCTCGACGGCGTAAGGGAGCTGGCAAAAGTAAAAAAACAGGGACTTGAAAAACAGTTAGCGGAAGCGACAAGATTTTTCCGGAGCGAGCTTGCGATCTTGGGATTGACGTCAAAGCAGCGAGAGGCGATCGAAGACGATAAAGCGCGCACTATTGGGAAGATCAGTACCGACCTTGCTCTCCATGAGATCAATACAGCGAAACAGATAGCAGAAGCGGAAGACAAAATTCTAAAGCAACGCCGGTCTGCCCTACTGGAATTCAAGCAGATTGCGTCTGAATCCGTCTCCTTTAATCTCGATACTTCCGCGTTTAATTTCGATTCGTCCATTTCTCTGGGCACGGCAACAACGGAGGCATTTTCTCGAATTACGGACGAGACGCAGCGCGCCTACGCAAAGATCGGCGCCATAATCCGCGAACAAACTTCGCTCCAACTTCAAGACGAGTCGCTCTCAGCGGAAGAGCGTGTAAATATCAACGCTAGAATGAACCTTGACGTCGCGAAGCTCGCAGAAGAAGGCGGGCGTCGATTGCTTGATATATCCGAGAAGCAGAACGACCAACTTGTACGCAGTTTACAATCCAGGAGAGACGCGTTTAACAGCACGTTGAAAGCCATTGGCGATCTAGGAGGCAATCTCGCGGACATTTATTTTAACCCCGACACTTTTGGCAGCAAATCTACCACGAAGCTAGTTGAATTTTTCCGCGCGTCTACCACGCTGTCCGATAAAGTGAAAATTCAGTTTCTGCAACTTGCATCTGCTATCGGAGACGGGACCAAAGGGGCTAAAGGGTTTTACGAAGCTCAGAAGCTAAGTGCGAATCTGCGCTATGACACGCAGATCGGGCAACTCGATACCGAGCTTGGCACGACGAACGATTTGATTGCAGCCGAGAAAATTCGTATTAACAATGCCTACGAATTAGAGAAAGTTAAGATGAAATCGGCCATAGCGGCGCAAATGGCTAACCGGAGCGCCGCAATTAGTCGAGGCGGAGAAGGTACCGATGCCGTTACGCAATATGACGAGGTGATTCAATCTCTTCAGAAAAACCTCGCTGATCTTGAGCAAAACGGAGCACCCAAAACGAGCGCGGCGATTCTGCAACTCAACGGCGCTATCAAACAGCTCAGCCAATCCCGCGAAGCTCTCAAGCAGGGCAAGGATAAGGATGATCTAGCTTCCTTCTTTGGAAGCCCGGAAGGCTTGCAGGCGACCATCGATCAAATCAAGGCGGTGGGAGCCGAAAAGTTTTTTGCCGTTAAGACGGAGAGCGACGCGCTATTGAATCAAATCGGCACCTATCAGTCCATCGCCGACTTAAAGCAACGCATAGCCAATTATTCTACGTTGGAACCATTAATCCTTGAAGCGGCGCAATTGCAGCGCATCCTTGAAATACGTCAAGCAATTACTGAGAAAACGATTGCCGATAGCGAAACATTTATGGATCGGATAGGGATGATGCAAGCGCGATCCGTCTCATTTTCGACGGCTTTCAAGGACAGTATGGCGGATGCCGTGTCTGGCGTTGCTGATGTTATCTCGACCAGCGTCGCAAAATGGGACGGAACATTCAAAGGGTTCTTTACTTCGATGCTTCAGGGATTTGCTCAACTCGTTCAAGGTATCATTCAGGAGCTCATAAAAGTCATGGTCTATCAGGCCATTATGAAGATCATTAGCGCGGCAGCAAGCACGCCCACGACCACTAGTTTAGGAACAGGGGCGCATTCTGTTGGAGAGGGCGCGCTTGGCGGGCTCGGTGGTCTCATCGGCCATGCATCCGGCGGACTTATCTCGGGACCTGGCAGCGGAACGTCCGATTCAATATTCGCCCGGTTATCTAACGGCGAGTTCGTGAACACCGCCCGCGCCGTCCGGTTCTGGGGCAGAGACTTTTTCGAAAAAGTGAACAATCTTCAAATGCCTGCATTTGCGGGCGGTGGAATGGTCGGCGCGTACTCGGGCATGTCCTCGACGAACAATAACACGACCTACGGCCCGACGATCCACGTAAACGTTAACGCGCCCGGCGGCAACCCCCGTCAGGTCCAGGATGCAGCAAGCCGGGGGGTTCGTGACGGAATGGCAAAAGCAAGGTGGGAGGAAAGGCGTAATTCATGAGTCTTCAGCTAGATAAAATATATCCGCTTTCGGTGGGGCGTTGGGGTCATACGGTTCGTTATAACACGACCATCACGACGGGTGCGAGCGGCCACGAATCGAGAAATGCCAACTGGCAGGACGCGCTTCGATCCTTCGATGCAAAATACTCGGTAAAGACGAAGGCGGATGTTGACGCGCTTATCGCGTTTTTCCACACCGTCAGGGGCAGGGAAACGGCATTTCTGGTCAAAGATTGGATGGATTACAAGGTATCGGGCAGTTCCATCGTGCTCTTCGACGGTGATGAGGCCGACGGCGTAAAGACTCAGTTCCAGATCTACAAATATTACGACGATGGAGTCGGAGGCGTGATCAAGCGCGTCATCACCTATCCGAAGTCGGGAACGGTGTTCTTTGCGATCAACGGAACACCTGTTCCGGAAGCAAATTACAGCGTGAACTATGCGACGGGAATCGCTACCTTTACGAGCGCGCCGGCTGCGGATGCCTCAATCCTCGCGACGTTCGAATTTTATACTCCTGCGCGGTTCGCTACCGACGAGTTTCGCGCAGAAGCTTTTCACCAATGGGTAGATGCGGGATCGGTCGAGCACTACCGCATCGAGCTTCCGGATGTTCCGATGGTCGAGGTAAGAGGCGAATAGATGCCCCACGAAATCCAAAATATACAGGGTTCATATACGCAGGACGACTTCTGGGGCCAGTGGTCGAGTCCCACTCCTCGTATGGCTCTGCTCATCCAGATAACGACCCGACCGGAGTATGGGCCGGACATAGTAGCGTTTACGTCCAACTCGCGGGATATGACGCTTCCCGGGCGTCCGGGCGTGGTTTTCAAGGCTACCCCTGCTATCACTCCCACAACGATCGAATCGGGGCTCGATGAGGCGTCAAATCTCGAAATGACGGGTATCTATAACTCGGATTCGTTCGATCAGATCGAGGTATTGGCGGGGAAGTGGGACTTTGCGACGGTCGAGGTTTTATCGGCCTGTTGGGATAACACCGATCTCGGGGAATTCGTTCATTTTAAGGGGAATCTGGGCGAGTTCAAGGACTATCAGACGTTTTTCACGGCGGAAGGGCGCGGAGCTATCGCCAGGCTATCGAACAACGTCAATAAAGTTACATCGAGGCTCTGCCGGTGCAGGGAGTTCGGGGACGAGGAGTGCGGTAGAGACTTAGGCGAGCCGGTAACTATCAACGGCGATACTTTCGACCTTGTTTATCCCGATGTGCCGTGCGTACTCGCTGCCGGGGAAGGTGAGATAGATTTCTCGTCAGGCGATCTCCCTGCAAACTGCGACACATCCGGATTATTCGCAAACGGGAAGCTCGAATGCACTTCCGGGCAGAACGAAGGCATCGCACGCGAGATATCGACGATCAACACAGTGTTCCCCGGCTACCGCGTTTCGTTACGGCGACGGTTTCCGCTGCCGATCGAGGGTAACGACACTTTCACCTTTACCGCGGGGTGCGACAGAACAATTGAAAGGTGCGTGCTCTACGACAACGTGATCAACCGTCGCGCCGAAGATTACGTGCCCGGCATTGAAGCCGCAAACCGCGTCCCATCAGCAAACTAATGGCTTATAAAGTTACCAGAGATCAGATCGTTGCCGCAGCAATGGAGTGCCTGGGGTGGAAGTTCCGGCATCAGGGCCGCAACAAGGACGAGAACCACGAAATAGACTGCGTGGGCCTGCTCGTCGTCGTCGGGCAGAGAATCAAATACCCCGAGATATTTGACGTTGAAGGATACCGGAGAGTGCCGAGCGCGAACGTGATCAGGACCACTCTCGAAAAGAACCTCGACGAAATACCCGTAGCAGAAGCGAGGCGCGGCGATATCTACCTTATGCGCCTCGGTGGAATAAAGCCTCGACACGCCGCCATCAGGATATCGGATGAAACGGATTTGAAAAAGGGCATCGAACCGCAGCTGATACACGCGTTCGCTCTTGGAAAGGGCGGGACGGTACGGATAGAGAGTGTCAGGCAGCGGAAGGACGATATTGCGGCGGCGTTCAGGATCAGGGGATTGGTGGATTAAATACTTGTAATTAAAGGCCGTCTCGCAAAAACGGCCAAAATATGACTGAAACGAGTAGTAAATAAATGCCTCAAATAGCTATACAAGTCGGGATAATGGCGGGCTCAATGGCCCTTCAGTACATCTTTGCGCCGAAGGTCAAGAATCCGCCTGTCGATAAAGGCAAATTCGACGATATTCGGATCACCGGCTCGGATTACGGCGCGTTTATCCCTCGCATCTGGGGAAAGGTCAGGCTAGGCGGGAACGTCGTGGTTTCCACGGGCATCGACCACTACATCATCGAGACGCCTTCGAGCGGCGGCAAGGGTGGCGTCCCGCAGGCGCCGGCGACAAGGACGCACGTATATAAAACATCGGTTGCCGTGCTTGTATCGCGACGTGTGACGAACTTTCTCCGAGTCTGGGCCGATACCGACATCCTCGCTGGCGTAAACGGCGGCGGGGTTAACACTCAGCAGTTCTACGAGGCGGAAGACGCATTTCTCGCGGGAGGCGCGGCGATCTTCCCGGATGTAGAGGCATCGGAAGGCTTGGCCGTCACTAATCTGGGAAACGGCGGGACGATAACCTTTTCCCCTGCAGGAGCACTCCCGGCCGTCCCTGTTGAGCCCGTCGAACCGATCGACACAACCCGTATTGCAGTATTCTATAAATGCGCCACTAATCTAAACGTCGAAGTGAAAACGAACAGTGATCTGGGATTAACTACTCAGACCGTTTTATTTCATTCGACAGATGGCGCGTGGTCGGTCCGGACGGTGCTGGTGCGCGGGCACGTCAATTCTATCGAGCTCGGCAACCCGTCAAGCGCGATCCCCGATATCGACAAGATTGGTGTTTACTTCTCGTACCTGAATCTCGCAAGGCCCGATAGCACCTATCGGATGTCGTCGGCCGTAAATCCATTCATCGGCTATCCGACAGACCTCGACGACCCATCGGAATACTACAACTTCCAACCGGTGAAGGACGACGCGACAGGCGAAACGATGATGACCACTCCTATCCCAGGGGAGGAGATCAGGTATTACACAGGAACCGAAACGCAGACCCAGGACTCCAGAATTATATCGTGGCTCGATAGCCGGTGGGGAACCGGTGTCGGTATCTCCAGAACATCGGCAATGCGCGGATGTTCTGTATTCGTGCTGCAGGACACAACGCTGAAGCAAGGTCATTTGCCGAACTACACGGTTGAGCAGGAGTACATATTCAGCGATGTTAACGACATTCTTGAAGAGTTATTTAACGACGTCGGTATCGAGGACTACGACCTGTCGAACACTGCCGGATTAACCCAGGTAGGCTTCTTGGAGCACACAGCGACGACCCGGAAGGCTCTGATCGAACATCTTCAGCGGTACCATCAATTCAGGCTCGCGGAAGTTGACGGGAAGCTGATAACCGTACTCGATAACGGCCCGACAGTCGGAACGATCAGTGCAGACGATCTTCGCGCGCATAATGACGGGGAAGAAATGCCCGCGTTCGATGCTGAAGTGCTTCTAAAGGAAGAATCGCTAATGCCGCGGGAAGTCAGGGTATCGGGGATGATACCTGAGCTCGAATACCACAATGAGGCTGTCACCGCACAGTTTTTCGCCGGCATAAAATCGACCGAGAGCAAGGAGTACACGTTCCCGATAGTCGATAGCAAAGACCGACTGCGACAGGTCGCGGAAGTCCTGCTCAGGAAAGAGCATGCCGAAAGCAAGGCGTTCGAGTTCTGGGGAATGCCGTCAATCGCAAAGTGGGCTATCGGCGATGTTATCCCGCTGCCGCTGAACGGCCTTACTTACGAGATCCGCATCGAGAAAAAGGTAATGACGCTGCCGATCGGGAAGATACGCTTTCAAGCTGTGCTCCGAGACCCGATAGCATTTATCACGGTCAACGAGATTCCGCCGATAGCGAACATGGCGCCGAACATCCGTGAAAACATGCTGTCAACGGTACCCTTCCCGCGCAATACGGTGATATTCGTTATCCCGTCCCTGCCGATCCTCGAAAGAGACCACGGGAAGCTCGGCGTTTACCTTGCTATCTCGGGACGAGGCCGGGGTTATCACGAAAACGCGGCATTGTACCGTGAGATCGGCGACGAAAACTATGTGCTGCAGTCGGTGATCGACTCATCCTCCCCGTTGGGGTTATGCGCGGAAGTGCTCGCAGATTGGGAAAACTCGAAGGGAGATGAAGATACAGACAACACTCTCGATATCTGGTTTTTCGATGAGATCGAACTGGAAACGGTGACATCTGACGACATCGCACGCTATCCCACGGTTAATTTACTGCGAGTGGGCAATGAATGGCTCCAGTTTAGAACGGCAGAAGCGCAAACACTCGAAGACGATTCACCGTATCGCTCGAAATGGCGGGTGTCGAACTTTATGCGCGGCCGGTTTTTAACCGATGATGCGATGGTCGGGCATGGTACCGACGAATATGCGGCCCTCGTCACTCCTGCATTAAGATTCTTCGAGCTCGAGAAGGAAGATATCGGCGAAGTGATCAACCTGAAAGCTGTCACCGGCGGGCAGG